AATCTTTAGTATGTCACTATCTAAGAATCTAATATCATGATCTAAAAATAACCAATATCTTTTACTTGTATTTTTAAACTTTTCACATAATTTATTGAAGTTCTTATTTATGGGAAGATCATCATATTGTAATATGAACATGATATCAGGTAGATACTTCTTGGCAGATAATAATAAATCAGGATAATAAGCATCAGTGTGTGTAAACGTACCCATTACTAGATTTTTTTCTAATATATTCATAATTTTTCTCTCAACTCTGAAAGTTTACAGCCATTCTGAGTATGTACTTTCTTGTGGCACTTATCGCATAAAGTCACACCGTTATCAATATCAAGGGACTGAACAGGATCACAAACAATAGGATCAATGTGATGAGCTACTAAGTTATCAGTAGACCCACATATCTGACAAGTATAGTTGTCTCTTGACTTAACTAAATTAGCCCACTCTTTTTGGTGGGGTCTCTTGTAATCTTTGAAGCCTTTGGGATATTTATTCTGCCTATAAACGGGACAGGCTTGCTTACATTTATCTGAACAATAGAATCTATATCCACCATTGGAATTGATAGCATTTCGTCTATTCATAACATCAGATCTTTTGGGTCTGAACCATTTCTGACAGTTGGAACATCTTACTTGGAGGTAATCTTGATTGTCGGGATCTTTTCTAGTCTCTTCCACAGGCTCCAACTGATGAGCATAAGTGTCATAGAGAGGTATATTTAGTTTTGAGACTCCACCTTTCCATGTATGAATAGTGCAAATTCTACACCTATGTCCAGATTTAAAGTTTGTAAATGATGTTTTATATCTATGCCCAAATGTGCATTCCAAAAGTAACTTTGTGTTACTATTTTTATGTTCTATTTCATCAGATAAAAGTTTATAGCCATAACTCTCTATATATTTTTTGGCTCTCAGAAAGTCCTGTTTTTGTCTAATCTCTTTTTTACATATTGGGCATTTTTTATCACTTCTACGAAAACTAGCAAAATTCAATTCAAATATGTGATTGTGCTTGCATTTTAGAGTAATCTTGTCATTTTTATGAATTTCACTTTTATTCAACACCTCAAAACCAAATGAATTTATATATTTAACAATGTGATCATATGACTTTAACCTTCTACTGCATTCTGGACATTTGTATCCTCTTCTAAGTTCACTAGTAGTTAAAGTAAAAATATGGTTTTTTGAGCAGCATATAGTATATTTATTTTTATGCTTTGAAATTAATTTATATCCTAATTCTTGTATAATTATTTCAATGCTTATTGGAGGACAGATAGGACATCTGTTTCCTCTTTTAAAACTATGCAAACTCTGATAAAATTCATGATCATTTTTACATTGTATTAATAACTTGTCATGTGCTCCAGTATATTCTGTAGAAATAAGTTGGTAGCCTTTAGATTCTATATATTCTTTTACTTCTTCATATACTAATAACTTACGTTCTCTTGCTAGTTTATTATTACAAATTGCACATCTGCGCCCCAAACTGAATTTATTATAATTTATTGCTATCTTATGTCCATTTGGGCATGTCAGGACTAACTTCTGTTTATTATCTTTATAACTTCTACTTAATAATTTATAACCCTCTTTCTCAATTACAGACTTTACATAATCATAAGTGAGTTTTCTGGGTATAGTATTACCTCCTGCATAAGATATTTGGGGCTGAAGGTGATGCAGCACCTTCATTCAGAGATGATCAGTCTCTTACCCCACAATTTAGTATATTATACCATACTTTGGCTAAAATGTCAAGTAAAAAATGATATTAATTGAAAATAATTTAACTAGACTTCTAGCAAGATGAGACAGACATTTACAAATTAAAAATCTCTAATAATATCAGGCTAATACCTCCACGGGCTGGGATCTGTACACACAAGAAACTTGTACAGATATGGTGAATTTCCACTGCCATCACTCTTTAAAATTATTCTCACAATATAGTCAACTCCTGGATTATCTATCACAAGTGTAGCTTGTCGTCTATCTATATTAGTGCCGATTGTATCATAGACTGTCTGATAACTGTTGCCATTATCAAAACTGACCTCCATCCTAACATAACCATATCCACCATTTGTACTATCTTCAAGACTAGCAAATCCTACCATATACTGCGGATCATCATCTTTGAGACTATAAGCTCCTGATGCTGGAGTCCCAGAAACTGTAAGCGTATCAGATGTATTACTTTCTACATTAAATGTATTAGATGCACTATCTATTAGGGTTAAGTTCTTACACTCATCTGTGAACCAACTTTTGCTACTATCTGTCAGAAAATTCAGTCCAACATTCGTGCTCGTCCCGGTTTCTACAGTAGTTATATTCTCATAAGTCTTAGACACAAAGCCAAACTCCTTATCTGGAGTATCATCTTCACCATTATCTAATTTACTTTGATAAACCCTGGCCTGATTAGGTGAGGGATCAGGAGAAGCTCTTTTACTCTCGTCGTCTAGAGCATCCCATATAGCAAATTGTGCCCATGAAATCTGTTGAAAGTTCATTTTCATAAGCTCAAGTTCTATGGCTTTATGGTCTGCATAGTTACTAACAAAGGGATTATCACTATTTGATCTCAATTCAAATGTTATGTCACCACTGGAATCTTTGCCCCTGATACCATATATATCACTATCTAGTTCACCAATCAGGATTCTCTCCTGACTGTTAACAACCATCTGTATTTTGGGTGCTGATGCAAACTCATCTGAGATAGTTAATATCCCTGTCATGATTTCATCTGCCAGTAAGAGAGTAGACGGCCTGAACTCATAAATTTGAACTGGACTTGAATCTTCTACATATAATCTAACTACTTTGGCTAAGACAGGACTGGGGAAAACTGCCAAAACTCTGTTGTTTGAATCAGGAGTAGCTTCCCAATAATCAGATCTAGCAGTATTTTCAGTAGTCTTAGCCGTCAGTTTAAGCCCCGTACCTAAACCATGGTCAGAGCTAGATACTCCAGCATAGTATGACCATTCGGAACCTACTGGACTATTACTCGTAGCCACATAAAACTTAGCCGTAGTAGAAATCCATAAGATCACTTTCTCAAATTGATATGTGGTAGGATATTCGTACTGCACAAAAGCCCAACTCATTTAAATAACTCTCCTTTAGCCAAAAATCAGTCCTCCACTATCCTTTATTCCATCATGTAGACTGGTAGGATCACCCGAAGTTTCTCCATTACTGGTTGCTACCAATCTAAATAGGTTTTTTTGTTCAGCAGATACCGTAACGTCTGTTTCAATATAGGGACTCTCGTTATTATACCAATCCACATCCTTAACTCGGAATAGTATTTGGGGATGTAGGCCATGATTATCCACATCACTTTCTGATAACATATATGTAAACTCATTGCTATCTAAGTTTGAGTAACTAGACCAATCACTCATAGAAAACTCTGCAAATGCTGCCCATAACTTTCTATCAAAATAATCAAAAAGCCCTGATGGTACTTCAAAGACTATTTCCAGAGTGTAGGTTTCTCCTCGTATTAAATTAGTATCTAATAGGATTGCTACTCTGTGAGAATTGGAATGGTCAAATTCAACCTGTCTTTCACTTGTGTTAATGGTAACACCAGTGATAGGGTATACAGCAGCTTCAAATTCTTCATCTGTCCAGGTGGTCCAGGAGCATAGTTGAACTTCTCCATGTAAGAGGGATACATTTAGAATCTTGGTATCTCTAAACTTGTTATTAGGATCTATCGAATCAGCAGCAATATATATTCTATTGTATTCTGCATCAGCTTCCCATGTTATGGAGTGTGTTCTAAACAATGATACAGGGTTATCATCAACCCCTCGTATAATCTCCTTCATATCCTCTTGGATTAGCATATAAGAATATTTATAATATTTATGGTCTGATTCTCCACTTGCGTCCCAGTAAAATCTGGCTCCACCGAGTAGAGTATCACCGTTTATATTTTGTAATCTATCTGGGGATAAATTTTCGGCCCTAAACGGGGTGGTACCAGAAGATTCCCTTTCGCCATTGATAACAGTATGTACTATAAAGTAAACAGTATTATACGGATTACCTTCTCTAGATGTACCAGCCAAATCCGATAGCATGTCATTCACTGAATAACTATAATAAGCATCTGTAGTCATCACATCTCTCAATATATTAGCAGTATCAGTAGGATCAGTATGATAGATTTCTACTCTATAGCCTTTTATAAAAACATCACCTGAAGGCTCAAAATCATCCATTGTTACTGGATTCCACTCTAATGTGACAGTTGTATCATCAAAATAGTGTTCTCCCTCTGGATCTGCATTTCTTAATCTCAGTTCACTAGGATTTGGCACATAAATTGGTTGGCTAAGGAGAACTTCAACTGTTACTGGTTCCCCATACCAACCATCAATACAATAACATGAGAATCTGAACGTGTAATATTCATCCCATTCTAGAGTAGGATCAGTATGTGTTATGGGATTTCCTGGTGGTGAGATATTCTCTAAACTAACCCACCCAGTTATATCATTAGTAGTAATAGATCTTGACACAGAAATCCAGGATACTGGCAGATAATACTCACCAACTGGGACCTCAGCATTTATAACCCAACCTTTACGATTTCCTTGCAATTGAACTATATTAATATTGGTTGGTTTTGGTACGGTAGGTCTATAAGGGGGAGGTATAGGATCATCAATAATTATAGTTGATGCCTCAGTGTAAACGTCTGTTTGGTGTTCCACCCCAACTACTGATATTTCATCATCATCCGTACGTTCAACAGCGGTTAATCTAATAGGTTTAACATAGGTATTTAGTTCTCCTAATGTGAATACAGCATCAGTAGCAGGATCATTGTCAGGCCATGACAATAATGGTACAGTAGTAACTTCATCATTCTGTGACCATCCTGAAGAATCAATAGTGGCAGTCACAAATTCATTAGAATCAGTCTGGTATTTCATTAAATAGGTGGCGGTTGTACTGGGTACTGTATAGGCTGAATCTATTTCTATATTTGGATCGCTATAGCTTAGAACCCTTCCCCCATGTCCCCAGCCTGGTAACTGATGCTGAAAATTAATTATATCTCCAGCAGTAGCATGTAGAGCATCCAGCCCACATTTAAATTCCACTACTTGGGTACAATTGGTAGCTCTATTAAGATTGTATATAGCCTCTCTTCTAGCCCGATGAAAATTAGTTATACCTTTTAAACCAATAGTTATTTCATTAAGTTTGGGTATAGTGTTTGAGCTAGTCTTGGCAATTACATTTCTAAGTTCATAATCCCGTTCCGCATCTGCATAATTCGCAATAACTTTATACGGGACGTTAGATATGGGGGTAAAAGTCTCTTTGAAGCTACCTTTAATGATATTTCCCATCGTTAGAGTATGGACAGGAGTTTCATCTTTGTCTATTATAAAATTGAACTTTCCATCAAACCATACAGGCCAACACCTAAAAGCATTGCACATTTCCATTAGAGCTGTTAGGGCTGATTGCTCTCCTTCTAGTACTCCATTATATGTGTGATAATGTTGTCTAGAAGTCTCAACTGCGATACTTACCTGTGTTATGTTGCCTGAAAAAAATGGCCCTGTCGGATTACTTGTAACCATTATACGAATAGAATTTATATTAGAATACTGCCAATTATCAACAGAAAAGGTTACAGTTTCCTCACTATCCTTCATAAGAGCTTCAGTAGAGTATAGATGATAAGTCTGGCCATTTGGGGAACATGCTGCTACCTCCAAAAAGATGTTACTTTGGGTCATTTCAGAATAATCTATACTAAATGTATATTTATCTCCCAACACAAACTTGTAGTAAGTTCCTAAACGAAATGTATATGTCCATGTAGTTCCATCAAATATAACATGTCTCTCAGAAGTAGATAAGTCAGTGTGATCTCCTGTTTCTATACGACTCACAAATGTATCATCCGTACCATTAATCCACCAATCACAGAGGTCTTTGGTATATGGCTGCCAAACCCTATGACATTCTTTTATAGCCTCTATAATACCAGCATCATACAGATCTGATTCAGATATATAGTCACCTAGACCATATCTTGTGGAGATAAGAACATCTCTGACACAGAGCATGGCATTGTCCGAATAGGCCGTTGTATACGTAGACTCATCCCAAGCTGTTACAGCATTTCCGTCTGCATCTTCCCATTGGCTACTAGTGTCATTCCAAAATACATCCTCAAAAGCAGTATCATCAAAGCCTGATGGCACTTCTATTTTCTGTCCTCTCAGAAGGGTCACTACATTAGGAATACCGCCAGATAACTGTCCAGTGGCTTTTATTCTTAGACCTAACAGAGCTGTATTAGGATAAATATATTTTCCCTGATTTACTTCCGTAACAGACTTTAATATCAGGTCATTTGCTACAGTTGGAGCGTCCGTGGCTGGGTCTCTACGACTTATTCTTATATCATATACATTCCTACCAGTTTCTCCCCCTAGATCTGGGTTATTAAAATCTATTGTAGCCGTGGTCCATGTACCAGTTCTTTGATTATCCCGTATCACCCAATACTCAGTTGGCGATTGTTCAGCATACAGATAAACAGATGCACCTATTAATTTAAATATAGCATCATCGGTGTATACCTCCAGAGATACCAGATAATCTCTTACAATTATATCGTCTATATGTGTGGTATACTGGATCAAGTCAAAATCGTACTGTATGCGTCCCTCTACTTCTCCACTATAAAGTATATCTCCCTCAGTAGTATCACCTTCATAAACTTCATAGTCATACCTTATTCTCCAATAAGTCTGATAAGGCCAGGGTTGATCGGTTTCTTTCGTAACATTGGTTATTTTTAATGTATAACTAGAGGGTATTCTGTCTATCCAAGTAGTATATCCATCTTCAAATCTAGGTACACTCCCCTGTTTTAACAATTTTACAGAATTACTATTATCCTCTTCAAATACAGCAGTGTACAAGTTTTGTGGCTGAATCTCAGTGTAATAATCATCATCTTGTGTAGTTTCTTTATACTCTATTTTATAGTACACTGATTCATCTATAAACTCACCATCTTTATATTTATATAGTGCTGGTGATTTTATTTGTAACTTAACCATATCAACAGGCTTAGAAGTAGTATATATTACTTCCTCATTATCATCTTTAGTACCTATAGCACTTCCAACATCAAACTGCATTTTTTCACTGTCAAAATAAGGTATTCTATTTTGAGCAAATGGATAGTATTCATTCCTGGTATCCTCGGTATCACCAATATCATTTGTTCCAGTGCGATACCACCAAGTTACCTCCTGAAAATTATGTAATGGTTGATCGTTTATCTCAATGGCAGGATTTTTATAATCCTCACTAGTCTTATCAGATGTACTACACACAGACGTATGGTCATTCTCTTGAACTATACCATCTATCTCTCCTTCACAAAGAGCCAGTAATAAATATAAATAGTTATCCTTACTGTTCTCAGTCTCAGTAAATACTGATATGACATTGCCCCCAACTTTATGAGTACCATATACAACTGGTATGGGAGAATTATATTTAGCGGTAGATTTTATGCCTGTCCAATTATAAGTATTAGTTTCTCTTCCTCCTGCGGTAAGTTTAGGCAGATCGGGTTGGAGTAGCAGTTGCATAGCACCACCCAGTGCCATAGAGGCCCCAACCATAATCACGCCTTTCCACATAGCTGCTGTAAGACCTAGTGTTTGAGGAGCCATTATACCTATGGCAATGAGTGCTACTCCTAGAAGAAGTTGTATAAAACCACCCCTACCACCAGCTATTTCGGGAGTTATGACTATTTCGTCCTGATCTTTAACCAGACATGTACCCCAAGAATCAACAGGTAACTCTTCCCCATTAAGATACACAACTACCTTATGTTTCATAACAAGGTCATATATCTCATCATCTTGTTGTCTAGCATATTCTGCTGCACAATGTACGAAATGTGGATTATCTACATACACAAATTCCGTATCTTCATCCAACAGGTTTCTATACGTAACTAATGCCAATGTTATACAACTCCTTTATATCTCACAGCAGCATACAATCTTTCTTCAAATGGAGTTCCATTCAACCGTTCTACCCTAGAGGTACTTCTCTCTTCTACATGAATAAATTTATTATTGCCAATATACATTCCAATGTGATCGGCAATCTTACTCCCATTATATCTAGTAAATATTAAGCCATCATATACTTTATAGGGCGCATCAACTCTGTACCACAAAGTGTCTATATTATTTGTTATTTGCTTACCTTTTTCTTTATACCAAGTCTTACTATCATAACCAATATGATTCAACTTGGGTAGTTCTATACCCAATTCTTCTTTATATATTAAATATACCAGGCCAAAGCAGTCTGTACCGTTTTTTGTTACTCCACTTTTCATATATGGTATATCTATGTATTTAGCAAAATTCATAACTACCTCGAAATATAGATTCCAGACCTTGTTATAGACAAAAATCCACCATACCTACTAGCATTATTTCTGGTTCTACAATTTTCTATACTTAAATCACAAGTAGGGTATAGTGTATAGCTAGTAGCAGAAACACCACATTCAGTGGAATTATACTCCCATTGACATTCATGACTGAATGTTCTTCTAGGCAATCTGGCTCTTTTAATGTCGAATTTGGATTTACAACTAAATGTAATAGCCTGCTCAGTAGATTGGGCTGAGTCTACGTAGAACTTTTCTTTGATATAGGCATTCTTATCTGGAGTTGATCCTATAAATTTGTAGTTATCACTATCAGACGGTAAATATCTAGCAAATGTAGTTATAGCATAGATATCCCTGCCCCTGAGATACTCTTGAGAATGCAATATAGGCTCTAGTGTCCTATCTATGTTTGGTATGGATAGTGAAATACCAGTTATTTCTCCCTCTATATTAGACTTAATTACATCTCCTTGAATAGGAATACCAGTATATACGGTTGTAGCTGAAGTAACATTGCCACTGGAGTCTAATTGATATCCCACAATATCATGATTCCAATCTGCATAATACTGATAATCTACACCAGACTGAGACGCATTAATTACATACAGATGAATAGCATCTAAACCTTCAGTTTCTGTCTGTAACTCTGATATTGAGGCATTTAAATCATAAGACATAAGAACTCCTTATAGGCTAGGGTATTTACTGGTAAATGTAATAGTTCCAGACCTCATAAAACCACCATCATTTGTCAAATCTATATCTTGAGGTATATAGGGTCCTTTTTTAAAGCTATTTAATGGATTAGGAGAACAGTAGACTTCATAAACTGGATATATCTTAGCATAACTATTAGCATCAGATAGAGACAAATCACCATAGGATGTATTAAATATAATAAACGAATTAGTAGTTATACTATCATAAGATCCAAATTGGAAGCCATAGTTACTAGCATATACAAACGCATATACTTTTGAATTCACCCAATACCGTGTATCTGGTATATAGACTTTCCAATCACTACCGGATAATGTGATAGATGTTGGTGTTATACCCCTAGATAAATCCACCACATAGAAAGAATATAAGCCATTCTCAGCAATATAGTTAACAAAATGCTCTATCTGGTTATATTCCCTAGCAAATATATTATTGTAATCATATGTTATTGAAAGATATGGATTGGCCTTTTTTCTGGTAGATATAGTTTGCTGCTCAAATACAGATGTTAGTATATTGGGGACATCTCTTGACATAACCCCATTATTAGGTTCAAAATATGAGTATGATATACTACCTATAATACCATCATTAGACCCAGGTGATACAGTCCCTATTGGAAATAAGTTAGCCATTAAATCAACTCCTTATACTCTCAATGCCCTATATATTGGACCACGTTTCATTAGATCTGCACCTATATGATTTATAACAACTTTTTCCCCGGATTTACCTGTCATAGCGGTAGCAATATCCTCTTGAGTCACAACATTAACTATGTTTATAGGCTGTCCACTTTCCCGCACATATCCAGACACATTGTTTTTGTCTATATTCTCAGAAGGAATGACCAATTCTCTACCGGAAGCATTATCCCCCAGTATAGCCATGGTATCTCTACTAGTTAGACCTCCTGAGCTGAATCTGTGGAATGCCCTAATGGGAGAAATTACACCTCCGTGTTTATTACTCCATGAGGACGGAAACATATCTGGGTCAAATCCACTAGGACCAACTCCCCCCTTTGTAGGCAATAAATCCAACAGTCCCATAACCACTTTCATAGCTATCCACTTATTTATAGTATCCTGAATAGACTTTGCCAAACTCAGGAAGAATTCCTTAAATACTTCCCCCAAGTTTTTAATAGGGTTACGAAGATCATTTATCTCACCTTTTAAGCGATTCATTTCGTCCGCTATTCTAGCAGCTTCCTCAGCTTGCCCGTCGGCTATAGCATTTTGGTAGTCTATTTCTAACTGATTTAGTTCATCCTGCAACTGGTTAGCTTCTTCCCTCTGTTCTTCAAACCCTCTGGTTATTTTATTAAGAATGTCAGTAATACCACTAACCATTTCGCTTTCAATCAAATCTACAAAGCTATCCCTCCACTCTGAGAGTTTCTTTTTAATACTGCTAGCTATTTTGTAGGTCCATTCCATTCGCTTCTTATACTCATCCGCATGTCGAACTAACTCCATCTCTGTTTGGGTTAATTCGTTGGTAAGTCTTAACAGCTCTTCCCCGCTTAATTTTGCTCCTTCAGAGAGTCTATTTTCTTCTAGTATAAGAAGTATAGCTTCTTTTCTTTTCTCTAATTTTTTCTTTTCTAGATTGAGAATTTCAACGTGTTTTTCTGGATGAAATAATTCCAGGGCTTCTTGTTGTGTACTCAACTCTACTATTTTTTGCTGTGCAGCTACATTTATTTTATTAATCTTTTGTTCTAATTTACTTTTATTTATGATAGCATTATACTTGTCATTTATGGCGGCTAGTTTCTCTAGGTATGCATCTGTTATCTCAACAACTCCACCATAGTCTTTTCTTAATCTCCGAATTGCAACTGCTCTATCAGCATCAGCTTTCTTTTGTCGTGTGACATAAACATCTTGACCTTTAATAGCCTCAGTTTCTAGTTTCAAAGCCTCTATATCTAGCTTAATTCTCTCACGTGTTGCGCCTATTATCTTATTTATTCTCTTATCCCGTTCACTTTCGATTTTGCCTTTTCTAGGCTTCCATTCCTCTTTTGCAAGAGCGTCCTTAAAGTAGCGATTGGCTTGTATTATTTCCTTTTGTACCCTGCTAGTGGTCTCTCCAAAACTCTCAGTATCAGCTTGCGTTTTACGGAGCCATTTGTTATATTGAACAATCCAACTATCTTTTGCAATTTTCTTCTTCTCTAACTTAGATATTATTTTGTCAAAAATAGCTGTAACACGAGCATCAGTAAACTTTTTCCGGTATTCCTCCACTAATGGGCTTTTTTCACCAAACCAACCCATTAAAAAACCCTTCTGTTTAGTTGTTACTTCCAAATCTGTTTTTGCTAATTCCTTTGCGAGTTCTTGTATGGTACTATAAGCCAGATCAAAGTCTTCTTTCATGGCTTTTCGTAGTATCTCTTTATGCTCTGGTCTCATTTCTAGATATTCTCTTAATGCTTTATTCTTAGGGACCATCAATCCTTTTTCTAGCACTTCGCTCATGATATTTGCAGCATCCGCAGCATCTAAATATGCCCTTTTGTATTTCTTTAGACTATCCAATTCCTCTTTATCTTTTTTAGTCTTGGTATTTATATTATCAACCATTTCTTTGAAAGTAGTTCTTCCATACTTATTGTAGGCAGCAGCTAAATCCTCAAACTGATTAACTAACTCGTCTGTAGTCTTTGTACCAACACCTACAAACTTTATATAGTCATACATAAAAGCCACGATCTCAGTTCTTATTTTAACTAACTCTAGGTCAAATTCCGCCTTCTTCACTCTCAGACTCTTTAGAGCGTCTGTTTGTATCTTCAGCTGATTCTTCCAATTATTTAGATTTTGTAGAGATCTACCACCAAACCCTGGTATTGTAACATTTTCTTTGTCCACCCTTCTTTGATAAATATTAATCATATTCTTAGCTTTACTCACAGTAGATTTTCTGAATTCTACATCTCTTTCTGCTTCCTCTTTATCTAAAAGTACATTTCTCAATTTCCGCTCTAAAAGTTTTTTCTTTTGCTCCAAAGTTTCTTCTTTCAGTAAACGTATACCTTCTCTTCTCTCCTTATTAAGTTCTTTATGTTTTTCAGTAATCTCTTCTAGTTCTTTACCTTCTAAATGCATAGCCAATAAGATCTGATCTTTTGCTATTACTCGTTCAGCCTCTATATTTTTTCCCTCTCTGATAGCTTTTACATATTTTTCAAAAGTCTTCTCAGATTTCTTCAATACAGCTTCTTGTTCATTTAACTTTTGTGTAGTTCTATCTAAAGCCTCTTCCATTGAGGCTAATCCCTCTTTAGCATTTGCTATATAATCAATCAACCACACTATAATAGCCACAACACCGAACATACCCAACTTGAGTTTTGTGATCTTAGATAGCACAACAAACAAACCGGTAAGAATATGTTTCGTGGCTTTAAATGCTTCCTTTATTTTTAATAACTTAGCTATCATAGAACCAGCAAATATTATACCTACTGTTGTACCTATACCCACAAGTAGTTCCAGTATCTTCTTGAGTGGAGGAGCTAAATCACTAGCTCCATCCACAAATTCTGTCATGTAGTCTATCATTTTCTTTAAAATTGGTGCATATCTGCTATATATCTTTTCTAAAACTATTACAGTGGTATTACCCAATTTTGTCAACTTAGATTGTAGAGTATCCATCTGAACTGCTGCCATATCAGCCGCAGTTCCGAGACTCCCTAAAGAATCGGAGAAACCACGCAACTCACTCGCTCGACCAATAAGTGCAGCTATAGCAGCAGCTGCCCTACGGTCTAACCCTCTGAAAGCATTAGTTGCATCAAATCCCGCAACTTTAAGTTGTTCTAATATGTCTATAACATTCCTACCACTAGACATATCTATATCTTGCAGAGTAATTCCTACTTTATGAAGCTCCTTCTCAAATCGTTTTGATGGTTTAACAAGTTCTCCCAATAGAGACCTTAATCCAGTACCAACTTTACTCATCTTGATACCCTGATTAGCCATCATACCGATCATACCAGCAGTATCTGCCAAGGATATATTCAATTGTGGAGCTACACCAGTCAAATACTGTAATGCAGTACCCAAGCCCTTAATTTGGACTTTAGATCTATTAACCGTACTAGCTAACACATCTACAATATGTTCAGTATCATCAGACTCCTCTCTCCAAGCCTTCATAACGGTGGTTACGAGATCCGCAGAAGTAGTCATGTCTGTCATAGTAGCAGTAGCCAAGGTAGCCACATCTTGGATAGCATTAGTAACTTCTGCTGCTGAAAGACCTGCCTGACCTAACTTAACCATACCATCAGCTATGGTAGTTATATCAATATTTAACGATTTAGCAACCTTTTCTAATGCCCCAGACATGACTAACATCTCACCACTAGTAGCCATAGTAACTGCTTGGAGATTAGCCATTGCCTGTTCTAGCTCTTTAACTTTACGGAATCCTTCAGTTATTCCACGATATAAGGCCCAAAATCCCCTCAACTGGATAAACCATCCTGCTCTAGCTCTAAACCAGGATGCGCTTAAAAATCCTGTTTTACCCTCCCGTTCCTTAAGTTTTGTCCTGAACCTATCAACTTCCTTAGTTGCTTTTTTGAGGTCAAAACTCTTATCTCTAATTAATTTATTGTGGATTTTCTCCAGTCTATTTATAGCCTCTTTAGTTATTATACCCCTCTTCATTTCAGCTCTTAATCTTCTGCTCTCTACTCTAAGTTTTTTATAGTTCTCTACTCTTTTTTCCTTCTTTTCGGCAGCAATTGCTTTAGCAGTAGCAACTCTAGCTTTAAGATCTTTTTTAAGAGTTAACTGGTTAAGAGCCAGAAGCTGATTTTGAACCTTTTGTAGCTCGTTTGCTTTTTGTCTTACATTATTACCAGCTTTTATATCATTTATGAGAGCTGCCTCTTGTATTCGGAGTTCCTTGACCAAATTAGCTTTTCTTCTCTGCGCCTGTACATAACTTTCCGCCAGTCTCAGTCTTTCCTGCAATACTGCACGATCTTCTGAAGTCTTCTTAGGTATTTCATATTTAAGTCTAGTTCGTCTTACAGCCTCTTCAGTTAGGGCTTTTTCTAGTCTAATACCCTCCCTAGAATAGGTCATACCAAGTTTCTTATACTCTTGATATACTTTAATTAACTCTACCCTTTTCTGTTCAGCATCAATATTAGCTCTTATATCTGCATTGAGCTTCCTCTCTTTTAAATGTAACTCGTTTAGTATATCCGCCCTACGACCTAAAGCCTGATCATGTTGACCCGCTACTTTTAACTGGGCTTTAAAAAACTCCCTATCTAATTGGGTTCTGGGCTGCCTCCTAAGACCCTGAATCATGATCTTTTCTCTCTCAGCAGCTAACTCCTTTGCAAACTTAGCACCTTTCTTATTAAGTGCTACTTGAATCTCTTCTAATCTATTAAGATTAGCAATAGTAACCGACCCTTTTTGCATGACTTCGACTAGTTTTCTTCTCTCAGTCGTTAACTTTCTCAGTTTCTCAACCCGTCTCTCCCTATCTTCTTGTTTAGCATCCTCTATGAGACCATGCATAACGTCAGCTTGTTCTCTAGCTACACCAGTACCTCTCTTCATGAGTTCAGTTTGAACCCTACGAAGTTGAACTGCTTTTGCAGCTACATCATTACCTAATGCTATATCTGCACGCAGGCGTGCCTGTTCTTTTCTTAGTCTATCAGTCTCAACACTAAGTCTACGTTTGGCCTGACTCAGACTTTTTAGTCTTTCCAATTCTAATTGGTACTTAGTCTTCTCTGCTCCGGTTTTAGGTCCATATTGAACATCCAAACCTGTTGCCAGTAATTTCTTTCGCTCAGTAGCTAATTTCCTAGCACCCTGTATCTCTAAATTTTGAATCTGAAGCCGAGTTCTATCAATCTTATTCGCCTGTGCTACGGTCATATTCTTCTTATCATACTCTTTAAGGAGCATTCTAAGTTGGGCTTTTAAGTCTTTAACTAGTCTGGTCTTACGCTCATTTATCTCATTATCTAATTTTTCTAACCGTATAACATTAGAAGTTGATACGTTACCTTTAGCAATTATATCGGCTAATTTGGATCTTTCTTTATTTAATCTTTTTAAATTAGTAGCAGAACGCTCAAGATTTTCTTCTTTAGCCGCCATAACAAGTTGCTTCATAGCTCCAGCATCTTTTAAAACAACCTCCTGACCTCTCTCTCTAAGCTGGTTTTGGACTTTAAGCAACCTGGCAGAATTTTCCTTTACAGAATTACCAGCTTCTATGTCTTTAATAAGAGCCTTTTCAGCTAATCTTAATTCACGTACCTGCTTAGTAAGACGAGCTTCTGCCTCAGCAGCACTTGCAGCTACTTTAGCCCTTTCCTCATACTGTCGTTGTAATTTAGGACTCTCATCTTCTGATTTTACTCTGGCTCCCTCTCTGGCTCTTAACCTGTCTATCAACTCAAAACTCTTCTTTATTTGATCACCAAATTGCCTATAGCGCTCTCTGAATTGTTTAAGCCCAGTGTCAAACATTTTATTGAAAACTTCAAGTCTTCTTTTAACCTCCTCTACACTAAGTCCCTTCGCCAGATCATCAGCAAAACCTTTTAAAGCCTTCCTTTGTTCCTCTCTTAAAGATGTAAGTTCATCAATTCTTTCTTTTATTGCTTTAACATCATTCTTACCCATAAAAGCTGTGCCTTCTTCAGTCAGTGCTACAGAAGATCTACCAGCAGCTACACGTTCAAATTGTCCTATCACATTCCCCAATAGATTCTTTGGAGCGGTACTGAGTTCTCTAAAATCCGCTATAAGTTTAGTAACTATTTCTCTTACTCTCTGTTCAGCTTTGTTAAGGCCCTCAACACCGACTTCTGAAGAACTTACCCAGGCTTTAAAAACATCATCAACATTTTCTCTAGCAGCATTTAAAAACTTGGTTGTTTTTTTAAATGGATCTCCTTTAACAATACCTTCTATTCCAATATTGTTTACTTTTCTCTCAAATTCTTTTATGCTGGCGGTCATATTACGGATGCCTTCCTCAACCTTGGAAATATCCACCCCAAAAGTTACATTAATTCCGCCTATAGTAGCCAATATTAGTCAACTCCTTTTTTAGTATCATTAACAGGAATTCCAAACCCCAACAATGTTTTTTCTACTTCTATGGGATTATTTTTAATCCTTTGTTTTCTCTGTAATTTGTTCCAGTCTAAATTATTAATAAACCTGGTCCACACCTGTTGTTTTCTCCTAGCCCCCTGTCTGTCCTCGGCAGGAGTAGCATAAGCAACAGCATTAGTCATTATTATTGCAGACATCCTAGAATCTTCCATCTTTTGCTTACATGCCTTTTCAAAAAATAGATATATTTGGTCTATTGTGTAATTATAGAGAAGATCCTGAAGGGATGTCCCGATATGATTATTTAGAAGTGTGTAAAAAAGATCACCTATCTCTATCTTGGCAGTCTTTTGTCGTACTTTTACGTATCCTGGTCTTGTGGATTCTCCTCCACCCTCTCCGCTAGAGTGGAGGTTACTACGTTTTTTATGGTTTCAGAGTTCTGCTTATAGATTGTCAAAGCTATCTTTACACCATCAGAAATAGGAAGTGCTTTAATTTCCTTTTCATCCACCTCAAGTGTCATAGCTATAACCTTTAATAACTCATCACTACATATGGTAAAAAGTCTAGCTATTGTAGTATAAGATATAATAGACTGTTCCCCAGAAAACATCTTATCAAGACCTTTTTCTTCTATCTTATCCAATACAGACTGTAACAATTCAGAAATATCAAATAGCTTACCAAATGACCACGGTTTAACTACAAATTTTCCTATTCTAACATCTGGGAGTAGGATTTCATCCTCTGTCTTTTTCTTTTTAGTCATAATTACCTCACGTGTTTTACATTATAATTAGACACACTTATAGTATGTTGTCCACCTTCAAATGAACCAATTAAGAGAGGCGCAGAATTATTACAGGTTATTTGACCGTTACCATTTAACTGATTCATATGCAATTCGTTTATAAGAGCCTGTTGAATAGTCAGTGCTCCTTGACGTGTAACTGAGTTTACTCTGACCTGTATACTAGGCTCCTGTCTGTACCTATCAGACAACGGAGGACCTCCCCCATATGGAATCAAAGTAACGGTTGTAATATCTTTACCTGCTGGTTCTATACCGATGAACAGATTAGTCCCAAATTCTAGAGTAGTACCTAAAGCTGTACAGATAGCATTAGTGGCAGTAAGATCCTCTAGATAAGACGCAACGGTATTACAAATTGTAGTAGTCATCATTTATCACCACTTGTTTCTCTTATTGCTTTATGAGCAGCAGATGATACCAAATAGTTAACTCGTTTATTAAATAACATGTCGTCCTCAAATTCTTCTTTTGTTCTAAAGACAGATGGTTTCAGTTTAGCAATGTTGACTGAGAATCTATCTTTACCACGCTTGGTAATATTCATACTATTAGCTATAATATTACCTAATGCTCCTGTAGATATATGTTTACGTAACCAGGCTATGTATATTCTTTGTTTGGCTTGAAAAGCACTTTCAAGATATTTAGGGCCAGTTCCTGGAAATCTAGCGTGAGGAGATCCCGATGAACCATAGGGTAACAATTCCTCATGAGTCCATAGAGCAATGTCTTCTCCCAACTCATTTTCACGCTTATACATCACCATTCCAGAAACTTTTCTGATTCTTTTAGCTCTATTTAACCTACCTCTCAGTTTAGACAAATCTACATCAACACCACCGTCTCTTCTACCTCTACCCACTACAATGGCATATCCACTTTTACCTGCCCATCCAAAAAATACGTTGGCTAAACCACTCTCCCTTAATTTACCTCCCCAAGGTAGGGGTTCTCCCTGAGCTGTACTTTGTAGAGGTACCATAGGCTGAGTATTAGTTAAGATATCAGCCATTATCATACCCATCATCTTAACAGCTTTATTCGTAATTAATTCCCCAGTAAGTTTTAAATTATTAACAGTTTCACTTACTCCTTCCAATCTTACTCCACTGTTACCTCTGGATCTTTGAGGAGACTGCTGCATGTTATACTAGGTATAGCTTTGTGTGGTCCCAATTACCAGCTATACCATACCTCTTTTCTGTTCCTATGACCACATAGGTTTCATTATTATATACAACTTCATAATTAATTCTGACTGTATAATCAGGAGTAAGCCACACTTCTACTCTGTATTGTTTTTCTTCATTATTCTTGTCCAAAATCAAACCAATCTTTTCTTGCCACCTACAAGGAACAGAGCTGTACATAACTGAAGCCACTGAATCTCCATATCCATTGTCTACAGTAGAAGATATACTTGTGATAGTCTGGTTAACCAATCCAGATACCAGGCTCATTTCTTCTTACGCCTCATTTTTCTAAGAGTAGCAGCTAAATTAGCTCTTCTTCTTGTAGTAGGATTCTTACTTCTTTTCCCTTCTGCTATACAAGCCGAAGTAACACCTTTATACCCCTGCTTCTTGCACCAATTAGTAAATGCTCCAGGTTTTTTCACAGCAGATTGTATCCATTTCTTTTTAGCCACCTTTATCCCCCCTCAAGTTTGGCTCTAGCTTCTTCTTTTAAGACTTTCAACTTGGACTTATTTCGTTTATTCTTATTATTTTTCTTTCTAATTTTCTTGCTTTTAAATTGTTTAGCCCATCTTTTATTAGGCTCCTCATTTCCTATCTTTCTTGTTACACACCATCTTATGTTCTTTATTTTTCTTACAGCCTCAGTCCCATTCTTGAACCTTATTATCATTTTGTTATTCTTAGTAAATCCTAATAATTCAACTTTAGTCCAGCCCCTTGTATTAGTCTTTATTTCAATGAATCTTTTTCGTTTTCTGTACCTTTTTCTTTTCATCTCATCCTCTTACGTTTATAGTTCTTATTAGTTGATACATGAAATGTGGGATAATGCCCATATTTACGCACCCATTTTCTGTATAATTGAGGTAAATTTATTTTGAAATACAGCTCTTGTTTCTTAGATTTAAATGGCATATCTATCACGCCCTCGCAGATGACATTGATCTTTCTATGAACCTACTGAGAAGTTTTTTAGCTACAGGAGAAATTGTTATCTTAGACGTGTTGGCGGAACTTAATGTTACATCAACATCACCTATTTTAACTCTTGTACTCCCAACGCTCTTATAAGACTGTATAGTATCTAAATTAGGGTTATCTAGTAGAAACAAAGTCTGTTCACATTGGGCATCTTTAATTTCTGAGTACAGTGGAGCAAATACAGTAAACTTAGTACTGGTAGTAAGAGATGCTGTAAATGCATTCTCCATATGGACTATTCCAGTTCTGTTAGAGGAAGCAATAGTCTCAACTAAATGATCATCTGTTAAATGACAGGACCCGTATTGCCAATAATTATCAGGTATTTCTCCGTAGGTGTCAGATTTTAAATTGGCATTATAGAACGTGATTGAGTCAATTAAGGTAGCAGTACTTTCACCTTGGGCTGTAGCACAATTACCAGTAACAACTTCATGACTATCTCTGGGAAATTGCATAGTTTGAGCATCATAGTATTTATCTCCTACAAAATTAAATGCATCTATGTCTCTAGCGGCAGTCTTGAGAGCTACTTCCTTAGCTGAGGTAGCAATATTATCCCAGTTATCTGTATTAGTCCTCCCAGAGAAATAGGTATTAGCCTCAACTACACTAACATATGAGTCTGCTGTAAAATCCCCCAGTTTTGCATTTATTGCCATTATATCACCCCTATATTTTACGAAAATACTCTGTTTGAGAGAATCCCTCCCATTCTTCAGGTCTACTAATACCTATCATATAGTCTATAAGAGACAACTTCTTGTGATAATCTATATCTGACATCGCAAATGACTCAGTGTAATTCTCAACTCCATATTCATAAATCTTAATATCCGGTACAGTTAGATTATGAAATAGGGATCTAAGTAGATCAGACTTCTGAAAATAGATTCTTCCAATACCTCCCACTACAATTTGTATTTGCAATTGTGCAGACAATTTACTGATATTTATATATTCATCATACATCAAATTCTGTAACTTTTTGATACCCAATACTTTACCTATTTTGAATAAATCGTATCGTCTTTGAGCTAAAATAGCATCCTCACATAGTTTATTATAGTCTAGAATTGTGGAAACATCTCTTTGGATTATGGTAATAATAAAGTTGCAGGGATCTTGTAGAATTCTACCTGTTGTATACTTTATCCACGAATAGGTATCTATTGACAACACTAAATTTTTCATATTAACCTCTTATACCTGTCTAATAGAATATAGTCTTGTTTCAGTTGTTCAAACCGATCTATAGTAGGAAAGAAACCGTTACCAGCATAATGAATAATGAATGCGTCAAATCTGGATTTATTGCTCCATGACTCCTCAAACATACTCATAAAATTCCACCGTATATCCAATTCATGAATGTCGAATTTATGAACAGCAATCATCATTCTTAAATATACGTCATCCTGTCCAAAATCTAACCACAGGTCTTGACCTTCAGTGTACTTAAAAACATCTTTATGTAATTTAGAAAATACACAAACTCCAGTATTTATATACCCCTCTTTGATGCCTACATTTACAAATTTCTTTTGAATGTCTTTTAACAAACTACGTCTGTGAAACTTTCTACTACCTTTGTCCTCAAATATACTTCCGATCTTGGACTCTGGAACTGTCTCAAAGATATCTGGACAGGATCTCAAGATCAGAACGTCTGAGTCTATTACTGCTATTCTATCATAGTTATTAAATAGATTATATAATTTTAAAATTCTGTAGTGTGGATGAATATTGCCTGACTCTGATATAATCTGAAAATCAGCTTTACATTTAATAGCATATCTCTTTAAAATTGGGTGTGTAATACTGCATAATTGGGATATTTTGTCATCTGCTCTTGTTACTATCAATCTTTTCTCGGGCATAAATCTTACCTCTTGTGTGCTACCAAAATATCTTCAAACTCTTCATTGAATTTAGACTGAATATCTTTTAGTTCTTGATTACTAAAATTATCTGTATACCAAATATTGTTACTATATTCATCCATAGTGCTAAAATCAGTACCCTCAAATTCATCTTTCCAGAACTTACTTCCAGGATATGGACATAGAATTGTCATACCAAACACATCTGGTTCTATATCATAAATTAGTTTTCTGGTCTCTTCTATTGTTTGATAAGTTTCATCCGGCATACCTAAAAGAAAAAATGCTCGTCTTTGTATGCCAATTTCTTTAGCCCACCTAAATACAGATTTTATCCTAGGTATTGTTACACCCTTATGCATACTATTTAGTATCTTCTGAGATCCACTTTCTACACCGAAATTAAGCTGGGCACATCCAGACTCTTTTATCAAACCCAAAATATTTCTATCTAAATATGCTATATGAGCCATAGCCTCATAAGGTATAGTATTATTTCTTTTTATCTTTGCATTACAGAACTCTCTAACTGCTGACCTGGGATATGCCCAAGTGGGATCTACAAACTTAAATTTATCTATGTGATATTCTTTATCTACATATTCTATTTCATCTAGTACAATAGCAGGATTCTTAATTCTAACATAATTATTGGACATCAATCTTTCACTACAAAAAGAGCAACTATTGGCACAGCCTCTTCTGGATTGAAAACTAGCTATTCGTTCACCACAAATACTCTCACACTTATCCAACATCAAATCTTGTCTAATTAGTTCCCTATTAGCTTTAACCATATGCAAAATAGGAGTAGCAAATAAATATCTGTGGTCATCGCCGGTTAGTATCTTAGAAAAAGCTACTTCACCTTCACCAGCAACCACATAGTCAAATACTTCTGAGATAGAGAATGGAGTGGCTGTAGGATGCCATCCTCCAATTACTGTTTTTATAGCTTTATTCCTATTTTTTAATTCAGTTGCAATTCTCTCACATTCTGGATAAGTTGGAGTGGTACATGTAAAAGCTACAATATCATTGTCTAATAGATTCTCTATAGTTAGATTCTCTAGATTATAATTGTATACCGAAGTTTGCACATTAGAATATTTATTGTTATAATATTCTATAATATTTCCAATACCTATAGGTTCCCATATATTTTTGTACTTAGGTACCACAAATGCAACTCTCATATTATGCCTCATTTATGACACTAGCAATGAAAGGAACTTTATCTAACATTCTCTCATATGTTGGAAGTGCTATAATTCTATTAGCTATATTATCAGTTATAGATAGCCCGTTAATTAGGGGTTCATAATATGACTTAACTTCTACGTTATTCTTAATAAAAGATTTAACAATTTTATCTTTTTTATGTTTATTTTCCAATAAAATACAATATGTGCTAACACTATTTCTAGTCTTCTGCTCTGTGAATGGTATCTTGATTAATTTTCTATACTTTTTAATTATTTCATTTTTTATTTTTGTCCTTTTGTGCAACGTATCTAAAGATAAAAAGAACAAGTATGCACTAACTTCCAGCATTTTAGCACTTAGTTTTATTATTTCATGAGCAGCTTCATATATTTTATAATTAGATGTAAGAATAACTCCCCCCTGACCACAAATCACGGGTTTTGTAAATGAGAAACTCACAACCTCTACCATTCCTCTTTGTCCCAGGTCTTTTATCTCAAATCCATGTGCAGCATCATATATTACTGGAACATCTGTTTTAACATAAGATCTGTGACCAAATATATCAACTGGCATAACCACATCAAAATCTTCTTGTGCGGTAGACAAGTCTATACACCACGTTTTCTCATCTATATCACAAAATACTGGGGTATTACCTGAACATAGAATGGCATGTAGTGTACTAGGCCATGTAAATGCGGGTAGTGCTATCTTTTTATTTTTAATCCCAGAACCAATTAGGGCTGCAATCAAGCCCTGGGTGGCACTTGAACACGCAATGGCATAATTTACATTACATTTTTGTTCCATATAAGTTTCAAAATCATCTACATAATCACCATCACAAAACCATCCAGACTCTATAATATTTTTTATTTTATCTACATCTAACTGAGTCAATACTATGTCTGGTTTAACAAACTGAATATAGGATTTCATTAGTCCCTCTTAAAAATTCAAAATTGGTAAAAGTTATCCATCAGCTCTGTATTGGTTAACCCACTTCATTGTTGGTTTTATGATTCCAATAACTTTGTTATTTATAAGCCTATCTGCCATTGTCTCTTCAGGATGTCCACCTATAAAAGAAGCTGCTGTTTTAATACCAATACTATTAGTCCACTTAAAGAAATCTATTATCTGTTCTGTGGTTATACCTTTATTATATACATCTAGCATATGCTGACTACAATTTTCAACCCCAACATATAAGCCTATACATCCAGCTTTGTACATTAAATTCAAAGTATGTTCATCAACAGTATCTACCCTAGTCTCACAGGCCCACTTCAGATTAACATTGTTATCTATAAATAATCTGCATATATCTATTGTCCGTTTATTGTTACAGGTAAAATTATCTTCTCTGAAATAAATACCTTGAGCACCTAAAGACTTAATGTACAATGCATCATCTAACACTTTTTCTGGGGAATAGTAAGTATATTTTCTCTGCCATATTTTCTTTACACTGCAAAAAGAGCAATTAAAAGGACATCCTCTACTAGAGTTCATTACTATCACTGGAGAAATATTTTTATCAAATGGAAAGTCCCATACATAATTAGATTTATTAAAAAACAACTCATAGGGATATCTAGGAAGATTATCTAGCTCTTCATTATTTAATCTGGGTGTAGTTATTATTTTATCAGATATTTTGCCTCTTACTAAATCATAAATAATATGTTCAGCTTCTCCCCTAACTACCCGTACATTAGAGGGAAAACTCTCAGGGTACAAATAAGCATGAGGGCCACCAACTGCAATTATTCTGGACTTAAGTCTTGACAATACCGAATATATGTCTTCTGAACATACACTTGTACAATATAGGCCAACAAAGTCATAATCAGCAAAATCATCTTTGTCCCAATAGGTCTCTCCGCAGTATCTGTCATATAACTCACCATTAATGCCTTTTTCTCTTAAAACAGAGTATAATATTCCTAAACCAGTAGGACTTCTACGTTCATCTGTTGCAAATCTATGATTTCCAACCAATCCATCAGGATTAGGTTTAGCAGTCATCAATGCTATCTTCATAGTTAAAATTCCTATTTACTGGCTCTAAAGCAATTATTCTCAATAATTACATTGTTGAAATCTTTTAGTATATGTCTTAATTCGGTTTCTGTGTATTCATAGATATGAGCATACGTACTAGGCTCTGATATCGTGGTAGTTCTAATAGGAGTAGACCCAATCAAAAGTCCTCCCTGTTTTAAGACTCTATGTATCTCAGATATAGTTTTACTTAATTGCAAGGGTAGAAGATGTTCCAGTACCTCAAAACATATTACCTTATCAAAGGAGGCTGAATCAAGACTCATGTTAGAACAAGGCATGTGATACCCTTCTATAGTATATCTATCTCTTAATTCTTTGACAGCCTCTTCAGAATAGTCTATCCCTATTATTTTCTTGCATCCGCTTTTAAGAGCACTAGTAACAAACCCATCTCCACAACCCACGTCTAGCACAACATCAGTCTCTGTTATATATTTTATAGCATAATTAATCCTATTATTTATATAATCATAAAAATGCTCAGGTGTCTCAGATACTGAACATCGTTCTGCTGTACTGAAGTTCCAGTTGTCAGTTCTACTTTTCAGTATCCTTGCCGGATTACCAACTACTACCTTAGCCATTGGAAACGACTTAGTTACTACAGCCCCTGCACCAACAACAGTTCCTTTGCCAAGTGTGACATTATCAAGTATAACACTTCCAGCTCCTAACCAATTATCCCCCATTAATGTAATACCTTTTCCAACATTCTCTTGTTGAGATATTGGGGTATCAAAAGAAGCATAAGAATGATTTTGAGCATATATCCCACAATGTGGAGCTATAATACACCAATCACCTATCTCTACATCTCCTTTACCATGTATGACAGTATAATGATTAATGATAACATTGTTACCTATTATTATATTACCTGTCTCTGGTCTGAGTACAACCCCAGGTTTAATGTGGGTATTGTCACCAATAACTATATTGCCTAACTGTTCACTGATTATAGCATCTTCTGCTACTGTAGAATAATTTCCAACTTTCATTAGTTCCTCATCTTATACTTTGAAAGTGAGTGAAAATAGTTAGCATTATCTATTTGCTCTTGTTTGTCTACTTTATATATATTAAGAGGATTTGAGTCATTATATATGTACAGCACTTTGTCTACAAACCGTTGTTTATCATAAGGAGTCATTTCCAAGATTGGCAACATTACAGCTCTATCATAAGCACTCATGGCCCAATTCCCATTCGGGAGAATAAAATCAGTTTTATCAATATTGTTCCATAAGAAGCCTTTAAACGTCTGTAAATGAACCGCTCTCCACTCATAATTTCTATAATCTATACCCTCTGGATATGCCTTACCCTCAATAATTCCAGAGTTCTGCCATATAAAACTACCATATGTCATCCAACAATTTGTGTGTCTATATAACTCTTCTATATAACTGATAACGCCGGATGAAGCTAATCTATCGTCCATATCTACTATTATCACTATGTCATCATCGGATGGTTTTAAATAATGAGCTGCATTGTATAACCAACCTCTACGCTTGTCCGTTCTAATACCAACATGATACCTTTTGATAACTCCAAAAGTACCATCTGTGCTACAGTCGTCTACTAGAATATGCTCAATATCTGACTGAACAGATTCCTGGTTCGTTATACTTAATATACAACTTTTGACAAACTCTTTACAGTTGTAACCAGCACTATAAACTATAAATTTCACTATTGTCCCCATATACGAGGAACTTCTGTTCCATTATATAAACTGTACAATATATTGTACAATTCTTCTATTCTCTTTGAGTCTGTGTGTCTCTTAGTTACTTGGACTAGAGCATTAGCGACAACTTCATTTGTTTTATCCCTATCTAAGAGAATAGATCTTGCTACATCTATGATATCAGAACAATCATCTTTATATTCAAAATAACACTGGTCTTTGCCCCAAAACAATTCTTTTTCTTCCATCTTATTAGTCAAAAGAGCAGTACCACATAGTGGAATCTCAAATGTCTTTGCAAGTGGTGTATGTAGTATCCCACCAGCACAGGACAAACATCCAACATACTGCTGGAGATACTCCTTATATCTATCCCAAATCCCACCATATTCCAGGGCCAACAGATCAGCCTCTTTAAGAATACTTATAGCTTTACGTCTGATATCATAATAAACTTGTTCTATACTATCACTACCAGCAAACCCAATTCTGCTAATTCGTGGGCCGTCTACTTTAGTAAACTCAGCTTCGTTAGCGGAAAACGGAAGCCAGACAGATTGAAATGAGAATTTGTCAGGATAAAAATGTCTACGAATTATCACTGAGAAATTCATATCTCTGTACCAATTTAGTACTTTGTGATCCTGTGGCTCATTTCCATCATAATGATCTTCTTCTATAATAGCTGACGGAATGTCAATAGAAGAAAAGTCAAAAGGAAGCCAATCATAACAACCAGGTTTATAGAACAACAGTAGAATAACATCAGGCTGTAGTTCAGTAATAACATCTTTCATTGTAATACTTGGATTGTATGAGAGAGGAGAAAGATTACTCTTCTCTCCAGGACCATAAATGACCAAGTTAGAGTAACTCTCTAGTTTAAGTACAAAATACAATCTGGTTCTACTATCTTTGGCCAAATACCTATCATAAAGGAGCAGTATCTTCATCTATTTACCTATTAATTTTAACATACTATTAACAGTATGATCCCACGTATAGTTTTTTAGAATCTTTTCCCTACCAAATATAGCTATATTTGCTATATCTTCGTCAGATAGTCCCTGTACTTTATCCATCATTTCGTCTATACTTTCAAACAATACAACTTCTTTACCATCCTCAACATATTTGTGCATAGTCCTGGTTGGATCATAATGTATTGTGCATACCCCACAGGACATACATCTGAATAATCTGTCTGAACAATAATCAGGAATAGTACTGAAAGTATTTATACTCAACATCATCTTTGAACTGGCACAAACTTGAGCAAATGCTTTATTGACAACTTCTCCTCCATAACCGTTACCATAGGCTTTGACATCGTACCCAGCACTTTGCAGCTCTATTATAAATTTGTCTCTCTCTGCTGTCTTAGTCCCTATAAATGAAATATCAGCTTTAAAATCAGGTATAGCTGTAACTGGTTTAAAAATATCATGATCAATACCTTCAAAAATGCGATAGCAATTCTCAACCCCATTTTCAACCATCCAATCAACTACACCACCACCAGTGCATGCTACAAAATTCGCATTTTTAGCTAAGTCTGCTGCACCACATAATTTAGCAGTTTCTATGGGGTCCATGAACCAATATAGGGTAGTCGTAAAGTCCCCACATCTTTTTATAACATTAGGATTTATGCCATTAGTTTTGCAAAATAACACAATCTTTGGAGAATATTTAACAATAGTTTTAAACAGCAACTGTTCAAATTGATCCATTCCATATTTACCAATTATGGTTCTATAATTAATTGGAATAACAGAATACCCAAACTTAGTAAATGACTTAGCTATTGAAATATTGGTAGACCCCTTTACATCTAATACACCTACTACTATTATTGTTTTCATATCTATTCCATCGTTTCATTTATTAATTGATTTAAAATAGCTACATCTTTTTCAATAACATCATTAAGATTATTGAAGTATCCTGCATCATCTAAACTCTGAATAAACATAGTCACATCAGCTATAATTAACTCAGCAGATATAGCTCTATAATCCCCAGGTACTTTTCTGAAAGTTGTTGGTACATTAAGTCTATTTTCTGTTTCACAATGTCTCTCCTTTTCATGCCCAATAATATAAGAGGGACATCCAGATAAAAGAGATACGTGAGTTCCACCAGACTGACTACTTATACTACATACTGAACTATTCAGATACTGGATAACTTTGTCTGTTTTATCCTCTTTGTTATATTTAATTAAATTAACTACATTCTTATCTTCGTAGTCTTCCAGACATGCACCATTAGGAGTACCAGCCAATACAACTAGAAAAGTCTTTTTTAACTGATCAACTACTTCTCTCCATACTGATACAGGCACATTTCTTTGAGAAGCCCTTTCTCTACGTCTAGGCAAAATGGTTATAATAGGTCTATCACTATGAATAAGCTCAGTAGTATACTTACAAAATAATTGTAACTTTTTATCAATAGAATAATTACACCCTCTTGGAGGCCATATCTCTATTGCTTTATCTATATTATAAAATTGCCTAAAATAGTCTATCAAATTAGTATACACATCTGGAGGAGTTAGACCACCAGGAGGACCCCCAGACACAGGTGCTTCAAAGCAGTCTCTCTCTAAGTTTAATTGGTGAAACCACTCAGGTAGACCTATTGTGATATGGATAAAATCTTGCACAAATACATGTTTATCAAGATCAGTCATTAGAAGGAATTTATGATCTGGATATTTTTTCTTCTTTAAGAATCTGAGCCGTGCTTGCCATCTTTGAAGAAACCACCCAAATTCCCCGATAAAAAAACTGACAACAGCAGGCTCATCAATGTATATATTGTTTTCCATCTATTCCCTTGTATTTACACAATGTCTTAAAAGTTATTATCTGCACTCACGTTATCTAATATCCTCCTGTTAAGGGGGAGCGTTTCCATACACCACTCGCTGTACATATGTAGATATAACTAGCATCCCAGGCAATTTCCCCAGTCGTGCAAGCATCTGAAGATCCTGGAGACTGGGATGTGGCTACAATGATGGAGTCCGAAGATGTTTTTATAGTACCATTAACGTCAAGTTCGTAACCAGGATCGGTTGTTGCAATACCGATGTTGCCTGCACTGTCTACATAAACACCACTTGTTCCACCCTCTCCCACTAATTGTCCAGTTCCCAAATCAATATTCGCCCCACTCATGACGAGATCACCCGTCATCGTGTCACCATCTATGTTGACATAAGTATTATTAAATATCTCTGTGTTCACTGGTATCTGCCAGTGAGAAGCTGAATCACCTTCATAGTACAACGTAACACTAGGAGCATTTCCTCCACCGGACACATTGGCGTGAATTTTACCAACGACATAGCTATCACTCGCTATATCGTGGTCAGCCGACAACGTTAGTGGAATAATATACGAGCTCTTTCCACTCGTTATCTCGTTACTGACAACGGAAGTTCCGATCACAACCTCTGAATCATCATTTTTTCTCTCGACGAGTTTCCAATATAATCTCAGTATCTTTGTACCCGAAGTTTTCTCAGCATAGATCCGCCAATTGTATACCCCAAGTAGCAACTTATCCGGCTCATTAGTGTTAGGAGCGATCCAGCCTTGGATATAGTCATCATCTGACAAACTTGTTCCGCTGACACTTTGTTCCCCACCGCCCGGAGCAGAAGAGGCACATAGCTTGTAGTCTGACTCTCCAGAAGCAGTGTTAAGCATGTAATACCTTGCTCCCAGTGCTGTAACTGCCTCATCTACATATTTTTTGTCCGTCAAGTGATATAAGCCAGTTATACTTCTACTACTATCATACGCCACAACTCCACTGCCATCGTCTGACAGAGCCGAGTCTTCAAGCCCACTTGATCCCATTCTTGGGATACTATTCTCAGTGATAGGAGTACCACTAGTAGTAATTATAGCACTATCCCCCCAATAGAGAGTCCCACTACTATTGTACAATCTATTTGTAGTACTAGACGGAGTGTAGTCACTTATAGGTATTGCTCCTATCTCACCGTCTGGTGTTAAAAGTAATTCTAGAGCCTTTATGGCTTTAGTAGAAAAAACATTTGAGCTGTAAGCATAAGTACTAGTTATACTTAAAACAGTACAGATTAGGATGAAAAACAGCTTTTTCATACAGCTACACCTCTTTATTTATATTCTGTTACACAAACACCAGCATAAAATATATTTGGAGTGGCAGAATTATTAACCTTAACTCCCACTCTTATCTCTTTAAACACTTCTGTAACATTAACCAACTGATCAATAGTATCAGCAGTTGTGATAGAGTTTGAATACACTTCGGCCCACCGGTCCATTGGGTCAAATCGACCTTCAACTCTGAGATACAATGTAGTTGCAGATAGGGTAGCAGCACAGTACTGGACAAGTACGGAATCTGATTTACATGTTACAACTCCTGCTTCAGAATCTGTATCACCATCACTGTTGTATATATAATTAGACGTGGCAGTTATATCAGTTCCATTAAAGAACCATCTGCCGGACTGGGATTGTACACTCACGAGGAATCACTCCTTTATTATTTAGATATCTTCCACATCAGCATCAGCATCAGATTTAGCAGCAGGAATTCAGCAAGTATGGAAAAGTGATTTTTATAGAAAAGAATTTTGGAAGGAAATTTATTTTTGTTTTCTTAGTATCCACTCCTTTGGTCTAGTAGCAGTGGCCTGTTTCACAGTTTCAACTACAAAATTATACTTAGTTACTAGTATTTCTGCTATATTAAGGTCTTTAATCTTTAATGAATCAAACTTACTTTTACGCTCAGCTTCCCTTTCAGCAGTAACTATCACAGCTTTCTGCTGTAAATTTATCGGAAGTGGATCTCCTCTTTTATAGCTCTTGATTAATGCTCTCAACTCACCTTCTTTCATACCTACATCTTCCAGAAATTGATGTAATGTAACTATCTCTTTTTTGGGTTTAAATATCTCTTTACTCTGTTCCTTTTTAGTTATTGTAGTTTTGGGTTTAGCTGTAAGAACCTTCTCTTTTATTTTACCCAGTTTAACCTGTTCCTCTATAAACTCTAGATACTCCTGCGGAACTTTGTATTCTTTAGTATATTCAATCCAACTCATACTATGAGATTTAACATGGTTTAAGAGGCTTTTATAAGGTTTCTTACATATTTCACAAACTATGGTATTGGTCATTATTTAACTCCCCATTTCTTAAATTGATCCATCAATGGTTTATTAGTGTCTATATACAGGTCTTTGTAATCATCCTCATTACCATATGCTGAGTTAATATCATTTCTATAATTTTTTAAAGCTTCGGAAGATTTAGCAAACGTGCCATACAGGTCATCCCCATGTTGCCATTTAAAGGCCCTTTGCATGTCCTTGGACGTAGTAGGAACTACATCCCTAGGAAGTCTAGGAATAGCATCTCCAGAGATAACAGCACCGGTCTCCAAATCACGATCTGGATAATAGTCATCCTCTGGTTTTATATCCTGTCTGTCAATACTACTCTTTGTTCTTGTACTTAGACCCACGTTTCTTCATCTCCCTAGCTTTATTTAGCTGTGAGCAAGTAGGACATGTCTGTGTTTCAAGCCTATCATACTCCCTCAACTTACGCCACTCTGTAAGACCTTCTCTACCACATTGATCACAGACATAAATTACCCTGGCTGCTAAATACCCTTTCTTACCTAGAAATTCTAATGGTATTTCAGCACCACGAATATAAGCTTTAGTAATCATTTTATCCTACTCCGAATATTACAGTAAATTAGTAGCAACAGAAGAACTAGTATACACCCAACAAGTTCCTCCTTCATTGAGATACAATGATCCAGGAAGACTGGCTGCGGTAACTAGAGCAGTAGCAGCAGCAACTACACTTGCAGAATTCTCTGTTACACCACCACTAAAGATATATCTATCCCCTACTTTAGTATAGTTAGTTGCCCTAACCGTAGTACCATTAACAGTTGTACCGGTAACCGTAGTACCAGTAACAGTTGTACACTCAATAGAATCAAAGTTACTAATAGTTTCAGTACCCTCTTTTCCTTTTAAATTACTAGCATAATGACTATCACCCATTTAGACTCACCCCTTTAAATTATTATTGGTAACATTCCACACCCAAACTGTGTTACCACAATCAAATATTCTTGTAAAATTGTTGTCATACATATTTTGTACTTCAGTTTTGTCGGCATCAAAAAATTCCAATTTCTTCTTTAAAACAGACTTACGAAAATTATATCGGTGTAATCTATTATTATCCACAATATACCAATAATTAGGATTACTATTATGAGACTTTCTAAAACCTAACTTGGTATAGAATGCATCTCCCGACCATCTTCTATCAGAATAAGTTATAATGTTATCTGGCCTCCAATTTCTAACAAAGTACATAAATAACTTAGAAGCAATACCAGGAATAATATAATCTGAGTGAGAGACAAATCTATTTAACTCCCACTCATGCTTACTCTTACGGCTCAAATTGGGTTTACCAAAAGTCATTACGGATACTAACTTATCCTCATAGAAGGCTCCTAATTTTATACTTGCAGAATCTTTACCTTGTATGTGATGTTGATCTAAGAATTCATTTTTAATTTTAGCAGGAATCTCACAGATCTTACATTTTCTAGCATGGATTCTTTCGGCATCAGATATACCTAATTTATAAAATAATCTGGATAAAACTATGGAACTCTTATTATACCATTCATCTTCAAAGATGGTAATTAAGTTATATCCTGCTTTGTTGCACTGTTCCAATTTATCCAAATGATAATATTTATTCTTCCCTTGAGCTTCACTATGCCAGAATAAGCCACAATACTCTATTGCTGTCTTCTTAGAGGGAATAACTATGTCAAGTTCTAACGGCCCAATTAATTCTCTGTCACCTGATATAGCATCTGGGAAATGTTCCTGTATTATGCCAAATATTTCTAATTCAGCTCTAGATTTGTGATGAGAACAATAGGGACATCTGTGTCCCTGCTGAAATGAATTCCATTTAATTTGATACTCATGTCCATTTTCACATTCCACCAATAGTTTAGTTTTGTTATTTTTATATTCTGTAGAAATAAGTTTAGTATTACTTTCTTTAAACGCAGCTAATATGGTTTCCAATGTCTGTCTCTTATTAATAGCATTTTCTTTATAACTACATAAAAGACACCTACTACCTCTCTGCCAGCTAGACCACGTAATGTAATACTTATGTCCATTAGGACATATGAAGTCTAGTTTCTGCATCCTATGTTTATACTCTGTAGTTAAAAGAGTATAACCTTCATCTGAAAAAGACTTCTTAATTAAATCAAGATTAAGTCTGGTTTTCTTCTGTGTATCAGATTTATGGTGCTTATCGGCTAACTCTTTAACTTTCATAGGATTATCAGCACCATATTTTTTAACACAAGTAGCCTTACGCTTCTCTATAACATTATCCCGTTTAATAGTACATTTTCTACAATATTGTTTTTCTATCCTGTTCTTACGTTTAAGAGCATACCAGGAAGTTTGCTGTTCACTCCCACAATCATCACACTTATAGATAATCCTTACATTCCCAACTAAATTATCAATTGCAATCTCTTTCCCGTTCTTAAAAGCTTTTACTATCATGGTCTTTACCCTCCTATCAGGATTAAGTGGTGGGGGTGGATAGGCACCCCCTACAGAGTTGGCCGAACTCTTACCACTTTCATTTATGCCTATATTATACCACAAATAGACCTAAATGTCAAGTAAAAAATGATGTTAACTAAAAATATTCCTAAATAATTTAACTAGACTTTTGGCAAGGAGAAACAGAAGAAAAAATAACTAACTCTATTCCTCCTTGCCTATTGGTTAATTGTTAAATATAACAATAGCTTACGAAGAAGCTATGTTACAAGCATACCAGTAACGCCAGTTAACTACCGCTCCACCGAACCGTGTGAAAATAGATGAAAAGTAGTCTTTACTGGTCTCGTCCTGCCAAAAATCCAACTCAATATCCATTCGATCAGTAGCCATAAGGCCCATCTTACGAACTCCCAAGAACCAACTGTCCGTATCAGTCAGGTAATGCCATTGCACCGGAGTGACAATGGATCTCAACACATTAACATCATTATCCTGACTTCCGGGAATCAGCGCACTGTTGAGAATAGTATCAGCAGTGAACCTCAATGCCGGAGGAATCAAGAGAGTATCGGGAGTTATAGCAATCTTCTCCCCTCTCTCATCCCTGTTATTAGTAGTGGTAAACGTAGTATAGGTAGTCTGGAGATTAGCCGCAGACAGTGCCCTACTAGATGTATAATTAGCATACGTGTTACCAACCTTATCTGGATGAGCCGTACTAAAGAACGGCTGCCCGTCATAGATCTTATTTCCTGACGGGTCGGTCACAACTTCAGTTATGGTGTTGTTAAACACAGCATGACCAGCAATCATAGCTCCCTGGTTGAAAAACTTAGCATAGAACTTTTCCTTAGTTATAGGAAGCATCCTACCCCAAGTACCAACGGTAGACTGGAGCATATTGCCCACTTTCTGAGCATCTGAAACAGTCTCATAACTCATACGAACGATCCTACCAAATGACCTATTCTTACAAACTATCGTATAGGACTCAATGGGGGTGTCCGGCTGCATATCTTCCCCTTCAGGTTTTTCCAGCAATTCCCCAAGACCAATAGCCGAACTGAATTGTTCATAAGCCGCATCTGAAGGAACTATCTCGAATATATCCTCGTATACGGGAGGAATCTCAGGATAAGCCTCCCAGAAGTACGAATACATGTCTTTTTTCATCGCTTCGGTAAACTGCGATCTCATTACACCTGCCATATGTTCTCACCTCCCCTTATACATTCTGCCAATAAGACGGTTTCACCTTAACAAGCACCGTATCATTGGTATCATCATAGTCAACAACAGTAAGCATCTCAGTAGATGCAGTGTTTCCTATGTCAGCTTTCTGCACTCCAGAGTCGACAACAACAGCCGCTCCTTTGCCAACGGATGTAGCTGTCAGAGACGTATCCTTACAGGGAAGCTCAAACACACCATTAGCTAGGTCATAAATTACAAAGACCTTATCTGCTTTGGCTGTAGAACTGGAAGCCCAATAGGACTGCCCAGAATCATCTTTGGGGGTTACAGCCCACCCCATTATCGTAGTAGCTGAGTTGCAATCTGCCAGAGTAACTGCACCAGCAGAGTCCATGTATACAAATTTTCCTCCTCTACGATAAAAGGTCTGACTTGCAGCAACTGGGTACTCTCGGCCCTTGCCAGACCCTTCTCTCATGCCGTATCGAATTTCGGCCATATTTATTCACCTTCCTTTACTGAGCATTATAGCTCTTAGTATATTTTTGGGCAAGACCATCCAGTCTACCACTTTCTTCAACAGTTTCGATACCTTACATTGGTGCCCTATTAATTTCAGGTATCAGGTTAACTCATCCGAGCAAATAATCTGCTGTATAAATGTATTAAGAATACACTTGTATAGAAGATTATTCTAGACTTTTGGCAGGGTGGAACAACCCCTGTGAATTTTTTTGTGACATTTATTGCATAAAGTTATGCCGTTATCAATATCAAGAGATTGTACAGGATCACAAATAACTGGCTCAATATGATGAGCTGTTAAATTATTCTTACTACCACAGATCTGGCAGGTATAATTATCTCTAGATTTAACCAGGTCTGCCCATTCTTTCTGGTGAGGGCGAGAATACTCTTTGAAACCTTTGGGGTATTTAACCTGACCATAAACAGGGCAAGCTTGTTTACAAGAATCTGAACAGTAGAATCTATGTCCACCATGTTTATTTATAGCTATAATTCTACTAACTACATTTGATTTCTTTGGTGTAAACCACTTATCACAATTAGAGCATTTAACTTCTAGATAACCTTCTTCAGTTTTTCTAGTCTCCTCTACAGGATATAATTTATCAGCATAGGTGTCATATAATGGGATATTTAGTTTAGACACGCCACCCTTCCATGAGGGATGTTTATCTTCTTTTAATACTGAACAAATTGGGCATCTTTGCCCCTGCTGGAAATTATTCCACCTGATAAAGTGAACATGCCCATTTGGGCATAATAGTTTCAACTTAGTCTTCTGGCTATTAACATAATCTGATAGCAGTTTGTATCCTTGTGATTCTACATATTGTTTAACTTTCTCATATGTTATTTTATTACCAGCACAGTAGGGACATCTAGTACCAGCTACAAAACAGTCAAACCTAACTGACCAATTATGCCCTTCACTACATTGCAGTTTTAGCTTAACTCTACTCTCATAACTTCCAGATAGCAACTTATACCCATTATACTCAATCACAGATTTTACATCTTCATAAGTATATTTTATTTTTCCAGCACAATAAGGGCATCTTTTACCTTGCTGAAAATTTCTCCACCTTGCAAAATAAACATGTCCTTTGCTACAACATAAATGCAATTTTGTATTTGCATTTATATACTCTTTGGATAATAACTGATACCCTTCTTTTTCGATTATAGACTTGACATATTCATAGGTAAATTTTCTCATAATATTCCTCCTACTAGGATTAAGTGGTGGGGGTGAGTAGGCACCCCCTACGAAGTTAGCTAGACTTCTACCACTTTAGTTTATGTCTATATTATAACATATTTTGACTAAAATGTCAAGTAAAAAATGATATTAATTGAAAATAATTTAACTAAACTCCTGGCGGGGTGAAACACATGTTCTACCCTGCCAGAAGTTCAAGTTATACTAAATTATTTTCTGACACAAAAAATGTTATTCTTTTATGTCAAAAATGTTAAAATTACACCGATGTAACTACTTAATATCATTAATGATAACTCAGGTCAAGACGTCCAAGAGGTGCATCTAACCATGTGGCGTTAGATCCGTCACTTGACTGGTACTGAAGGACCTCAAGTATCATATTCCCCTGCCACCAGTCTTCAATATTTAGTGCAAGTCCACCATCAGGTCTAATCGTGCACTTCGGAATGAGATACTGCATATCTCTACCAATATTAGTATGTACATACACAATAGCAGATCCATCATCGGTAGTATCCTGCATGACTTTAAGGACACTTCCAGTATTAGATGCCAAGAAGTATTTCTTCAGGTTATTAACGTTCATCTCATCAAATGTGAAGGACATAGTGAGAGAAACAGTATTTTCAACAGTTTTATCTTTAATACGTTTACCGTCAGCCGAAACCCAATGATCGACATAGGTAATGTCAGGCGTAAACTCCCCAGCAACTATATTGCCCAGGCTGTTATTATCATTACGGAACTCTAAGGGAGAAGCATCAAGAGACGCATTCCCAACAGTACTGTTCCAATAAAGATCAATCCCAGAGATTGTGTAGTTGCCTGTATCAACAGTAGCCATTCAAATCAACTCCTTTAATGTGAATTAATAATCCACTTATACTTATATATTTCAATAGGACATTTGCCTATATATTCAAAAAATGTAGATAAAGAAGAATACGGTATATTAATCGTAAACCCTTTGTATTTTTTTGCTTTTATTCCTATAGAGATAAATTTGCTGACTAGAAAATCAACATCACCCTCCGTAAAAGAATTAGTAGCAAATGTTATAGTAGGATTCTCCTTTTTATCTTTTCTTCTATTGAGACTTCCATCTCCTAGATACCACTGTCGTACCAATACAGGAGACAGTGACAGCGTTTTGGGCACCAATTTCTTTTTATTGACGTAGAATAAGTCATAAATCTCTTTTAACTCAGGATAAGTCCTAGTAGCAAAATGATAGACCGTAGCATTACCAGTCTTTTGCACATAAATCGGCTTCCCGATAGCTTTGATATTATATCTCTTAAAAGTATCTATCAACCAATAAAGATATTCTATATGTTTATTGCCATGCTGATAGAGTGCTGTAAATTTACTGTTACTGACTAACGTACCGTCACCTAACAGTTCTCCATATATAAAATCCCTTATATATGAATCTAAATAACAGGTATTTCTAGTTGACAGAAAGACCTGCTCGTCTTTGTCTCTAATCGGAATATTGTATTTATATAGCCAAGTACAGATTGTACTTCTTGCTACTGATAGAGATAGTGCTATTTCTCCAGCACTTAATTTCTCAGTTACATACTTATTTTCCAACCACTCTTTATCAGTATATTTTGGAATTTTCTTGATCTTATGTCTATATAAATAAGATATCAATGCAGCTTTAGATATACCTAATAATTTTGCTACATCTTCTCTAGATTTATTATTACAGATATACTCTTGATAAATTAGTGTATCTCTATCCATTATAGAGCAATTTATCTATATCGTTATTCCCATACTCAAATACTGATAGCTTATAGATATCTTCTGGTATTTCTTTTCTATTTACTTTTAGTAACTGAGCAAACAGATTTTCAATTTTCCAGATGTAGTTCTCCATTACCAGTTCTTTTCGCTTCTTCTTAATCGACTTCATGATATCAAGATAAGCATCTTGCAAATGACTAGTATCACCTATCCCACTGATATCATCAAAGGTGAATCCAATGTTATGTTTGTCTACGTATTTCTCAGTTTCGGGACACCAACAAGCCAGAGAAGGCAGTCCAGCCATTAAGTATTCAAACATTTTATTGGTTAGTGTCAAATTCACTTGAGCTTGTTTTCCGTCTTTGTTGTTAAAAACTACAATGCCATATTTGTATTTAGTTAGTGCTGGCATTAGATCATCATAATCTGTGGGGGGATATACAACAGCCCCCATATTCTGAAAGGTCTCATATGCTGATAAATTGCCACAATACATATGAACTTCGTTACCCATCTCAATAATCTTTTTTAGTATATCATGAATATCCCTATAAGGAAACAAAGTGTTTAGCTGTACCTCATTAGGAGGATTAGCTCCACCTTCGTACACCAAGTTCTGCCTATTTGGTATTAAATTTTTGTCATACTCAACAATATCTTTATTACAGTAAGAATACAACTGTATAGTAGGAACAGATATCCTCAAAATTTTATTTACGTACTTCTGAATGGGCTCAGAGACATAGATTAGACCATCAGCAGCATTTAGCATTTCTAACTCATCGGGAGGACTGAATCCTCTCCTAATTATTTCTAGGTCATGGCAGTCTACCAGAAGTCTAACTTTATCCTGCATGTCCATAGCATTTATAACTTCTCTAATCCACGCAGCAGGTTGGTGGGGCTCATTATCCCAGGTGATAGCCCTAACACCTAATTTGATATAATTAGCAACTGCATTTTGCAACTGCTGTTTACTCTGCCAGATTGTATAGGTCTCATACTCGTTAGTCCCATAAGCTACTTTAGACCCCATTCCATGAATCTCATAGCCTATTTTTCTTAATGCTCTAGTTTTTTTAATGCATCTAATACAATGGTGTGCTGCCACTTCTAGCAACTTCACAGGATTCCCCTTCTCATCCAAGATTGGTTTATTGTAGTCAGTCATTTATAAATTCCTCAGTTCTGTAAGTTTACAACCTGTTTGATTATGCACTTTTTTATGGCATTTACTGCAAAGAGTTACACCATTATCAATGTCAGCACTCATAATGGGCTCACAAACCACGGGATCAATATGATGTGCTACTAAGTTATCCTTACTACCACATATCTGACAGGTATAGTTGTCTCTAGCTTTGACTATATTAGCCCACTCAGTCTGATGAGGTCTTTTTGTATTAAACCCTTTAGGATATTTACTTCGATTATAAATACTACAACTACGTTTACATTCAGTAGAACAATAAAACCTACTACCACCACCATTATTAATCGCCATATACCTTGCACTAACAGCCCGTTTTGTAGGAATAAACCATTTCTGACAATTAGAGCATCTAACTTGTAAATATCCTTCTTTTGTTTCTCTAGTCTCTTCTATAGGTTCTAACAATGAGGCATGAACAGAATATACACTTTTTCTAACCTCTATACCTAAAACCTCAGCATTCATTACAACATCCCTACATTTATAACATCTACTACCGCTACTAAAAATATCCCAGGTAGTCTCTAGAATATGTCCTCTGGTACATCTAACTATCAGCTTATTCTTTGCAGATACATATGTTTCGGAGAGCAATGTATAGTTCTGAGATTCAATATAAGCTCTAACATAGTCTATGTCAAGTTGGGATTTACCTACACAGAAGGGACACCTAAATCCATGCTTAAAGTTATCCCAAGTTACTTTATAAACATGCCCCTTGTCACATTGGATTTTTAATTTATCATAACGTGCATTATGATACACATCTGACAAACAAGTATACCCAAAAGAACTCACGTATTGTTTTACATCAGATATAGTTTTATACCTACCAGCACAATAGGGACAGCGTTTGCCCGTCTTGAAATTTCCAAACTTAACCTCATATTCATGCCCCTGTGAACACCTAACTAATAGCTTGGTTCCGTTATTAACATATTCTTTACTTAATAACTTGTATCCTTGAGACTCTATATAGTTTTTTACATAATCATAAGTTAGTTTCTTCATAATATTTTCAATACTGCCACTAACTTTCTTTTGATTTTTTAAGTTCTTCTAGCTCCTCCATTAAGAGTCTAATTTGTACCCTCATATTAGCAATAGCCATCAGTTGTTCGCCTATAATTTTCTCTATCTCTTTAGTCATATATTCCTGTTCTTTATTCATACTAATCTCCTATGCAGATCGCTTTTCTTTTATAGCCGCCATCTTCTTATCTCTGACACGCTTGGTCTCAATAAGATCTTCAACAGAAAGCCTCTTCATCTCTGCCTCATGAATAAGCTTAGGATCTTTCGGGTCATAGTCATCACCACTATGTGTTTTACTAGAGCTAGTAGACAACTCGGACTGTTTTGTACCTGTACCCTCTGTATTAACAGATGCTTCTACCAGATTTTCATTCTCTTCTGCTGATAAGAACTCACTTACATATTCATCAACCGTCTTTTCATCAACAAGTTTGCCCTTATCATTATATTTGAGATACACAAACTTATCTAGATCTGCATCATAGGTGAAATCACCTCTTAATAATCTGACTATCTGATTTGTATTAAGTGCTTTATTTTTTATAGCTACTCTAGCAATCTCATTTTCCAGTTTAGCTTCACGAAGAGAACTAATATGTTGCTCTTTCTTCTGAAGTTCACTTTCTTTTTCCTCCAGTTTACTGGAAAGACTCTGAGTCTCCTGTTCCATCTTATGCTTAAGTCTATTAAATTCCTTCTCATACTCAATTTGCTTTCTCTCCCACTCAGAGGCATTCTTGAGTTTCTCCTCTTCCTCTTTCTGCTGCATTTCTTCCCTAAAAGACCGAAGTTCTTTCAACTCCTCCATCATAGTTTCAACATCGGCTTTATCAGGAATACCCTTCAACTGTTCCTTAAACTGATTTAGTTCTTCTTTAAGCTTACGCTTATCTTTCTTAACAGTATCACGCTGCGAAATAACTTTTTTGAGTTCATTCCTTAGAAATTCAGCCTCTTCTTCTGGATCTTTACCATCTTTCTGAATCTCGTCTCCATTCTCAGTAGAATCCTCTACTATTTTTCCTTCTTTATCTTTCATATCTATTATCCTCCGATAACTTATTTAAAAAAAGTGTTGTAGGTTATGCTTGAATCAAGCAATTCAACAGCTATATTCCTCATTTCTCCATTCAAATCATCTAAACTAAACTTCTGTTTACGTTGTGAAAATGGATTAACACTATAAATATTACTAAAGGGATCTGGAGAGGCATTAACTTTTGCCCCTAAATATAATTTAATATTACTGATATTTTCATTGAATCCCTCTAGACCTAAAAATGTAAATAACTCACTGTATACATCTATATTGTCTATTTCGCTAAATTTAAGTACTCTCCATTTGTCCTCTTCAATATTATCAATTAAGTTAGTATAAATATAATCATTCTTAACAACCCAATACCATATACTTTTCACAGCGGGGGGTAATCTTTTCCAGAATTTATTGATAGGGTCCTTTGCTGAGGGAGTTAAAGGATTAGATAGAGCATGATGTCTATTAGTAGCATAAAATCCTCTAGCCAAAGCACTCATTACAAATTCTATTGGATCTCTTACACTAAAAATATAGTTAGGTTTAAAATAATTATTAATATCTTTATGTTTTGGTAGAAAAAAGAGATGATTAGAACTTTCACCATATATTAGATCTGTTTCATTTACAGCTTTTAATAGTATGGAAAAAATAGTGAAATAAAACTCACAATCTATATTATACAATATCTCACTCATATTAGCATAAGATACATCAGATTTTTGGAACACACATTTTGAATTAGTAGCCTCATTAAAAACTTTAGACATCAACTGTGTACCACATCTACCAGTTCCAATACAAAAATAGGGTTCTTTCATTCACTTACCTCGGATTTCGTACTAGGAAATTAATAGTAGAGAGTTCAATAGTATAAAAAAATGTAAAAAATAATCTTGATATTTCCTCCTTAGTATAAATACGGAAATGATAATCATTGGTAGCTGTTGTAATACACTTTTGACGATCCTCTTCAGATGATGCTATATAAGTTGTGCCAACAAGTACACCAGTAGATGTTAAAACTCTAGAAATTTCACTAATAACTTTGTACCCATCCTCCAGAGTAAAATGCTCTATAACTTCCATCAAAAGAACCACATCAACTGAGTTGTCCTCAAACTCTAGCTGCCTACAATCCATACACTTAAAAACAACATTTTCTTTTGGATTATTATCATTACAAAACTTTATAACTTCTTTACTATTATCAATACCATAAACTCTATCTGCTTTATCACTAACAATATTCACTCCCCAACCTAGCCCAGAACCTACATCTAAAACTGTTTTACCATCACATAGAGATAATACATTAAGGTACCTACTTAACATTACCCTGAAATAACCAGATTTTTGAAAAATAGGATTATTAGGAGCATCTCGTTCACCAACTAAATTACTAGCTACAGCGACTTTATAAGACTCATCAGATAAACCTAACATACTATTCTACCGTTCTATGAGAAGATTGTTCCTTCTCATTATCCATAGTTGTTTTGTACACATTTTTTTCTAGGTTACTATTAGGATTACCCTCACCTTCATCAAAATACTTTTTGTCTATTTTATTTAAAGGCTCCACAATTCCATCACTGTTGTCAATCTCAGTTTCAATCTCAGATCTAATGTTCTGTGGAGTGGTCGGAATCATCTTACGCACAATATTTTTCTGTAGAGTCTTATTCAAGAGAGGACTAAAATTTCTTTCCATCACAGTCATATAGTTATTCAATTCATCCTCTAAAGCTAAAATATCAAAACTAGAAGGATACTTAACTTCTTCTAGGGTCTCCGGGTCTTTATTTAGTTGCAATAATGCTAATCTAGACAAATCATTCTCAAATTTTTCATAACTTGCACTTTTATTGCTCAATGCCGCATTTACACTGGTAAATGACATCTGAGATTGCCTTCCAGACCTAGAACTGTACAAATCAGACGTTCCACCAGTTAGGTTAGCGAGCCTGAAACATTCTTTGACTAGATCCTGCACCAACTTCCATACTGTATGTATTATCTCAGAATCCGGGGATATGTACTGAGGTGGATGAGAACTCTCAGAATCAAATGTCCATACCGAGGAAGTTCCTAATTGTATCAAAGGATTACTGCCACTTTCAGCGGCCTCACTTAAACTGCCATTATCGGGAACTACCAACTGAGAAAATGCTTGCCTGGCTATACTCTCAGAGATCAGTGAACAGAAATTCATAATCTCTCTATTAACATAAACAATATCCTTTATCAGGGACTCCCCTACTTTATTATCACCATAATTACTGCCATGATACATTGTGGCTATGGGAACTATACCAAGAGCATTCTTACCCTTAGCTGGTCTTCCATCATCAAATTGTACTAACTGCCCATCTTCATCCTGGATTTCCCAACTATCTGTAGTAATAAGCTTGTAATGAGTCTCTACCTCTCTGTCTTTTGTAGGGTCTAAATCTCTATAATACGTAGACTCAATAATAACCCACCTGAAATTACCTTCAGAATCCAGAGACCAATCTACTAATTGAGTGGGAAAAATAAGACTTGCATAAGGATAAAGATTTAATTTTTTAGCAACTGCTTTAGATAGCCTCTTTTTGGGGGATGGCGGAACATCTACCATAGCGTGAATGACACCAAAGACAGAGGCAAAATATCCTGCACGCTTTACAAAATCAGAGATATTTGTACCTCTATTATCTGCATTCAGGCGAAATCTTGCCAAATCAGAAGTGGGTGCTCTTTCTATATTAGACTTAAATATGTAGTTATTTAGAATAGAGGGTAGGAGGTCGCACAAGTTGAGAAAATAGGCACGACTTAATCTATCAGAAAAATCAGTGCTATCTTCCAATCTATGGGAAAATAAATTATCATCAGTGATAAAATCATCCCCACCTTTGGCAGCATCCTGATACAACTCCCATAAATTAACATTATCATCATATAATGGATGTGACCTATCACTCAGTTTTGCCATTCATTTCAACTCCTATTTTCCTCAAATCACTATACCTACACCCATCCTCAGAATGTACTCTTTTATGACAATTACTACATAAAGTTATGCCATTATCAATATCAAGGGATTGTACAGGATCACATATAACAGGCTCAATATGGTGAGCTGTTAAATTATTCTTACTACCACAGATCTGGCAGGTATGGTTATCTCTAGCTTTGACTATATTAGCCCACTCAGTCTGATGAGGTCTAGACTGATTGGGGTTCATCCCTTTGGGGTACTTGACCTGCCCGTATACAGGACAGGCTTGTTTACATTTATCTGAACAGTAGAATCTATGCCCACCATGTGAATTTATAGCTTTAATTCTGTTACAAACCATATCTATAGTAGGCACGAGCCATTTTTGGCAGTTACTGCATCTAACTTCTAGGTAGCCTTCTCTAGTCTTTCTAGTTTCTTCTACAGGGTGTAATCTATCAGCATAGGTGTCGTATAGGGGAATATTTTTATTCCTAACTCCTCCCTTCCATGAGGGATGATTAGATCCAGATTTGGCACACACCGGACATCTACGTCCTTGCTGAAAGACATTAAATTTAACTCCATACTCATGTCCTTTTGGGCACTGGACTTCGAGTTTTGTATGGTTGTTCTTGTACTTCTTACTGATTAGTCGATATCCCTGAGATTTTATATACTCCTTTACCTCAGAATAAGTTTTTCTAGCACAACCAGCACAGTGAGAACATCTAACCCCATGTCTGAAATCGCTCCAACGAACATTATAAATATGTCCAGAAGGACATAATAATTTCAATTTAGTAGCATTGTTAATATAAGAATTAGATATTAATTGATAGCCTTGAGAATTTATATAATCCTTAATAGTATCATAAGGCACTCTTTGTGACTGCCTCAGACAGTATGAACATCTTGTACCATAATTAAAGTTCCCAAATGTTACATACCACTTATGCCCTTCTGGACACAATAATTTTAGTTTAGTGCCCATATTAATATAAGAATTGGATAATAATTTATAACCCTCTTTCTCAATTACAGATTTAACATATTCATAGCTCAGTCTTTTAGACATAGTATTCACCCCCTACTGGGATTAAGTGGTGGGGGTGAGTAGGCACCCCCTACGAAGATGATCAGTCTTCTACCACTAAATTTTTTGAGTATCTGTCTCACCTTGCCAAAGATCAATAATTAGGTTTGGTTAATAACTTAAACTGTTTGCGGGTACAAATTCTGATTGCCATCTCTAAAGCATCAGGGGCGTCATCGAAGCCGCTGGACATCTCACCAGAATAAGTTGTTATTTGCTCAAATGATAGGGCATATTTAGCGTCATGCCTTAATTTACTGCTATCAAATATAATAGTACCATCTGCACAAAGGGGATAAAGCCCCTGAATTCTCAATAATTTATCACTGTAGTTTTTTATGTCTTTAAGTTTGAGATATATTCCCAACTCCCTGCTTTTTTGTCTGAGAACATCTGCGAACACTACCTGGAAGGCATTGGTCTCTATGCCAAATAAATTGTAATTATAAATAGAATTAAGCTTGAAAATATCTTCAATCTGCTTATCAGTAGACCTACGTTCAATATCCATATCTACAACTAGTAATAAACCAGTTTTGTGGTCTCTAGCTATAGTTATGATACAGGAATAATCTGCTGTTTTCCTCTTCCCTAACGATGGGTCCAATGCTCCAAAATATTTTGTTTGTTTTGAGTTTAAGATTTTTATAATATTTGGGTCCTGGGAAAAATCTGTTATGGTCATTATTTCCCTAGGTAAGACTAATTTGGCGGGGTCTAAAGGCTGATTCATCTTCTCTGATATAAACCCCGACGGGTTGCTAGCCCTATAAATCATTAGATTATAATATGGATCACCTTCAGGCCAGAGAACTTTAACCCCTTCCAGCATTTTCTCTTTGTTTTTTTCAAAAAATAATTTAGCAGTCTGTTCTCTATTTTCATCAAATCTATTTTTATATAACCTCTCCCATTCTTTCCAAAGTCCCTCATTAACAGAAAAACTCTCCACAGCAGAAAATACTTTAGAAGACCAATCGGGAAATTCCTCTGGATTAATAAGAGCATTAAGTAATGAATGAGGCCCTAGAATAGTTCCAACTATTAAAAAATCTGTAGACCCACTAGGATCACCAGCATACATGAGATCTTTAGCAAACCATTCATTTCTGATAAATTCTCTCTGAGACTTAGATCTTACCATCTCAGAACTTTCTAAATCATCACCAATAATTAAATCAGGTCTATCAGTCCCAAATTTTCTACTTCTAATCCTAGAACCAGTTCCAAGAGCATATATTTTTATATTATTCTTCGTTATTATTTCGTCTGATCTCCAAGTATTACCTTTACCTGCAATATGAGGAAAATCCTGTAATAGTTTCTCATTGAATTCCAACTCACGCTTTACATCTGACAAAAAGTCTTCAGCTTGACTAGTAGTATCTGATATCATAACAATATATTTCTTTTTTTCATAACAAACACACCATATTGGAAGTATATTGGACACAATTGACGATTTTGCATTACCCCTCGGAGCTGCAATAGCTCTCCTAATGCCTTTTCTTCTTTTTCTCTTGAATCTTTCTGATAGAAAATTGTATAGATATATATGAAGTGAACTCGATGGAAGGCTTAGATAGTGAGGAAAGTACCGAATAGCAAACAGGTACATGTCATTTTCACATAGAGCTATTAGGGCAGCACGTTCCGCATCTGTTAATTCTCTCTCTTTCTCTACAGTCTCTCTATTTCGCTTGTCTGATATATATCCTATAGGATTAGATCTTCTGACTATTTCATATTTATACTTACTCCAAAATGCATCCTCAGATATTTCCTCGCTTAACTCTGACTCTAACTGTTCAATCTCTTTCTCATTCAGATATTCTTTCAGATATGTCGGAACGTGCTTGGAGTTTTCTTTCATGGGTTTCCTTCAACATTTTAGCTATAACTTCACCAGCTTCTATATCTATGGTGTCAGCCACGGGGGGACCATAGTTCTGATTAATTTGAACCAGATTAGCAACCTTCAAATTGTCTAATCCATACAATTTCATTTTTGACTCTACTATATCTTTCCATAATGCAAGGAATGCCCGGATGGTCCGATACTCCAGCTTACTACTATTTCTTAGTAGAAGATACATTTCCTTTGCATAATGTGAAATTTCGTCTAATTCTAAATATAATTCACCCCTCTTTTCACCTATCTCTACACTTGTTAAGTCTGCCTTAACTAGGTTTCTAAGATACTGTCTGCCCTCTTTCACTGACGCTACGGATATTCCCAGTTCCTGTGCTATCTCTCCTGTAGTCTTTCCCTCTATAAGTCGCTCTTTTATTCTCGCTAATTCTGAAAATCTCTTTCTTAACTTGAGATTTTTTGCCTTGACGACAGACACTTTTTCTTTCTTCTTAGCCACTGTATAGTTACCTTTCCTCCCACCAAAAATAGGAGCAGCCTATTTTAGATACACTACTCCCTTATATATAGGGAGTTTTGGTGGGGGTAAACTAAAAAAAATTTAACATTTTTAAAAATTTTTTTAATTTTATCCGACAATATAGTAATTGTTCCTTAACACTTTCTCTGGCCAAGTCTAACTTTTCAGCAATTCTCTGCTGGGTAAGTCTTTTTCTACCTATTCCCACTCTTAGTCTCATAACTTCTTTCTGTTTCTCAGTTAGTTTTATTTTATTATATAAATTCTCCAGATCAGACGCAGTTACATCTAATCCTGAACTCCAGACATCTCTAGAGTTAATCAAGTCCGCAAAAGAGAATAAAGTCCTATTAGCTATATATTCTAATTTATCCACAGGAAATGAAATCTCTTCTTGATGTACATGGTCCTGATCTACATACTCTCTAACCTGGTCACACAGTTCTGTGCAAGAATTTCTTTTAGGACAATTATTGCATATCACTCCATCCACCCCCTCCAATCATTGTCACGCAGCACCTGATAGAGGCCATTACTAAATGTCAACAAAGTAGTTTCTGGTAAGTCTTCACATAGGTAACTTAAATTAAAACTGTGTATAACAGCACTCATAAGAGACAGAACTAAATGCAACTGAATATATTTAATATCAGATTTATTTCTACCTCTGTGATTCCCCAATAGAATAGTACAGGTAGCATTATTACATCTAGATGCTGTAGTACAGTCATCCATTTCATATGGATATTTAACTTTATAGATTATACCACCAACTTTGACCTTCCCAGGTATTTTATTAGTTTGCAGCATTAGATTATTGTCAAACAGTACACTAAACCATGCCATCGTCAGACTCTGTATCAAGTCCTCTGACATTACATTACCACAGAAGATTGCATCTATACCATGAAGACTTTCATGCAATAAAGTCTCTATAACTTTACTATTTGGTCTAATATCTCCTCCGTCTTCTTCAGATAGTCTTATTAGTAGCCTACTCTGGTCTATCAGTCCTACATATTCACTGTCACTGCCCAATCCCAGGTCTGGGTATTTAATTTTATATACGAACGGGCAAATTTTAATTCTTTTTGGTATCATAAACTTCTCCTAAATTAGTTATAGCAATTGGTCCAATCTCTGCATGTCCATCAGACTCAAGACTATCATAGACAACGAGAGGTATTACTTTACCAGTATTAATTCTAGCCTCTACAACTCTACGTGTATTTTTTTCTGAGCATTCAAAAACCAAATTAATATTGCTATTTTGCTTAATCTCTGTAGAAAGATACTCCCAGCCGGTCTTAGAGTTTTTACAGCATAGCTTATTATTATATAACAAACTTATAAAGTTCTTTTTGTTAGCATATACCCATGCTCCTATTTTCATAGTAAATGTCCTTTCCTACCCAGTATGTCTGGAAAATACTGACATACTATGTTGATATTTTAAGTATTACAAAATATAATAACCACAAAGAAAAGCAAAAAAGCACCAAGATTAAACCATTTCTCCCAAGGTTTTGCATCTTCTGCATCTATTAAGCGGTCTATCCAGCTTCTTTTGGGATACTCCCACTGTCCCCAGCCTATACAGTGCTTCTTCATTTTCATCTGAAAATCCTCCTTTTAAATTTAAACCACCAATGATCTTTATACCTGTCTATTTTCTCATTTACCTTTTTTAATTTTTTAAAATAATCATCACTTAATAAATTAATATGTTTAAGATCCCCAATAGAATATTTACTCCAACTCTCATTAGGATACTTTCTCCAATAACAATTTCTGGACATTCTCATCTGAGGATAAAGCCAGTAACCATCTGAAAAGACACTCTTGCCTACTTTTTTAAGCCACTTAATAGACTCTTTCTCACTATGTTGCTCAACCCATTGACCACAAATGACTTTTGTATTTTTAGACTTTCTTATGGCAAACCAGATTTTCAAAAAATTATATTTATAATACGTAAGTCCATTTACCCAGTATTTAAAAGATCTAAGTGCATTCTCTTCGGGATAAGTATACTGACCTAGCATTTGTTTATATACCGGATCTAGTTTCTTATTAATGTTATAATATAATATGGCCCTTTGTTCATTGTTAGATAATTTCTTACAAGACTTGCAGTTGCATTTAATTTTGTCATAGTCTCTAAAATAAGCCACTCTGTTATTAGACTCTAAGTTATAATCTTCAAAGTCTATAAAGATCCCGTTGCATAGATTTTTTCTGTATAATTTAACTGGATATTCCAGAACCCAGTCTATATAATTTTTATCTAACGGACAAGGAGTTTCTCTATAATATCTATTATTATAGTATAATGCCTTCCCTGGATTAGGATACCAAGGATTATACCAAGTGGGCATTAATATAACTTTAGTCTTACTGCCCTTAAAGTGCCTTAATATATCTACTATCTCTTGATAAGTCCCAAACTCAGTCTTCTGCCTCATATCAGGTCTGGGATTGTACATAGCTACTATTAGAGTGTCTATACCGGATTCTATTGCTCTGAGTATATATCCATAATCAGGCCACAAAATATACAATGCTTTCATAACTATTCTCCTTTCACTTTAAATATACCTATATTATACCATATTTTCACATAAATGTCAAGTAAAAAATGATGTTAACTAAAAATATTCCTAAATAATTTTTGACCTCCTGAAAATCACTCTATATCGCTCTAAATGGCCCAATTTGATTTCTGAGACCGGAAAATACCACATGTAGTAATTTCAATGAGTTAGCTTAGATTAATAAAAATCTGCCCCAGTACATTTTTAAAAATTAAGTTGCTTTGGGAATAGAGAATAATAGAGTATTTTAAAGAGAATGGGCGTAATTTGACGTGAATCGAAGAGAATGGGGGTAGATAGGGAGCTTAGGGGAAGTTCTATGTATAGTTTGTTAAGAAGAGTCTAATAGACCAATAGAAAAAAGGTTCAAAATTAGAAAAAATTCTGTGGGGGGTCTGACTGTAAAGAGACATGCTTTGCGAAGCAATTCCCCTTTTTCTTATGGCACAATTCTCAATGGGAAAGGTGCAATTTTCGTGCCACCTACCACATTGTGGTACAACCCTAACCAGGATCACTCACTACCACCCTGTAGCACCTTTCATGCTACATCGTGGTACAGCCCTAACTAAGATCATCCACTACCACAATGTGACACAAACTATACCACATAGCAAAATAATCCTTGACAAGGCCGATCACTCTTGATAAGGTGGTATCATCGAAAAAGGGGATTCATCCCCACAGCGGCCCTCGCCGCAAAAAGATTCTTTCTTTTCATAGCTGGAAATTTCCAGTCAGCAAGAAAAAATAGGCGTCCATTTTTTCTTGCAATATGTAACACATGGGCGCAAAGGAGAAAAGCAATGGAGAAAAAAGAAGAAAAGGAAAAAACCGTATTAGAAATTCGACAGGATCAGGCTAAAAATCTTCGAAGCAAGGTCAGCACAGCAATTCTGGCGGGTAGAGTAGTTCCGCCAGAGTTACTTGCCCAACTGAAAAGAGCAGAAGAGTTGCTCGCTGAAGTAAAACTTCCCGAAACGGTCAAGGCAAAGGATGCTATTGTGACCGCATTTACAGAATTCATGCAGGACCCGAACGATAAGGAGAAGTTGAGACAGTCAGCACTTGACTTTCTCTTTCGGGATGCTGGAGAATCCCGAACGGTCGTACTCACAACCGTATCCGGTCAAGGTAGGACTTTCAGCTTAAAGATTAGCTGGACAAAGCCCGACAAAGTATAGTCCAGCCGCTACATGCCCCACAAAGAGTATCCTGTGGGGCATGTAGCATTTTGGGAGGGATAGAAAAATGGATCTAAATAAGTTAATTGAAAAAGCAGATAGAATAGACAAGTTTAAAGTAGAACTTGTCTTAACAAGCTATGAAAACGGTATCTTAACAAGGGATGGAGTAGTGCGGTATCTCAAAAGTATCATCAAGGGGAATTGACATGAGAATTTATGGCAGTAAAATCAGCCCCTTTAGGCATGAAAGCCCTACGCCTAAAAGGGCATATTCAAATTTCCTATCAAAAGAGGAAAGGCTAATTTCCTCTTTTGACAAGAGGGAAAAGGCCAATAATAAACCCACCAAACGTTTGGTTTACACTACTGAGAATAGTTCCTGGATATGGGAATAATTTCCATATCCTATAGGACCCGCTCGTTTGAGCCTATTCCCCTACAGGGAAAAGGCTTGAACGGGCAGGAAAGTAACCCCATACATCCGGCCGGATATTCCCTTTACCATATCTCAATTTTAAATTTTCTACCCACCAGTATTTTTATTTTATCTTGCCCTATTATTTTTATTATAGAGGTTTCTCATAGTCGTGAATCCTGCATAATGGGAATAATAATATGAACTTATTCGAGATCAGAGACATTATAAAGTTTATAATAGACACTCAGGGGTATGAAACTGAGAATATCCCTGATCCCTTCCTGAATATCTATTATAACCCTGACATTAATACAAAGGGCAGTTATCAATATTGGACTAATACAATTAAGTTATATATTAAGAATAAAAATATTCCAGTATTTGACATATTTTTAACCTTATGTCATGAATTAGTGCATTCGTGGCAACCTGATGTAGATAATTATATCTCTTATCAAGAAAGCCCTGATAAGTATTATAGTCAACCCTGTGAGAGAGAAGCTTATTTAATAGAACTATTTATAGAAAAGTCTATTAGAAATCTTGCTATAGACAGAGACAT